CCTTGGCGCGATCCCACGCACCACCACCGGCGACGTCGAGGTCAACCCCGCGCAGCGCCAGGTACGCCGCCCAGTTCAGGATATCCATGTGATGTTCTTCTGGGACTTCAGGCACAGCGTCCGGCTCACTAACGCTCAGCTTAGTAAGCGGCAAACGCGCGACGCGCATGTTGCCGACAACACCCGCGTACGGCAGTGTCGGTGTCGGATAAAGACGCAAACAAATTGCTCTGTAAGAACCACCTGTTTCCTGAACCACACTTTCATCTGTTGTCCATGCCAGCGGCTTGCCCGGCTCCATCTGCGTAAGCTGGCTCGGATCAAAAAAGTAGGTGTCCGGCTGGCGGTAATTATCGAGATCAGCATGCCCGGCACGGGCCAAGTCAGCTTTATCGCCTGTCATTCTAATAGACAGCACGCTGACGACATGAGGATCGAGCGTATAGAACGTCTGATCAGCCACTGTCGTGAACTGACAAACCTTCGGCGTCACCGCGTCACGAAGACACTTGGTCTGCCGGGCAAACCTAGTCTGCCCTTCGTTGATGTAGTGGATCAACCCAGTGTCAGACCACAAATAGTCACTCGCACCAGCAACCTGGTCCGATACATCCCTCAGAATGTGATGCCGCAGTTCAGACAACAGCTCGTCGGTGCGCATGGGTCACCTGTCGATACGCCTGTAGGCAAACCTCAACCGTGAACGATAACCCGTCACACGTTGGGTTTGCGGATCAATGACCGGCACCGAAGTCACTGCGTCGTTCAAGACGCTTATCACTTCCGGTGGTACATCCGCTTCAACACCAGCCATCAACAAGTATGGCTTACCATTCGCTGAAATGTACAACCCAGTCGGCGGAATTCCTGGGTCCTCTTCGAGAACGATCTTGATTCGTGCGGCAGTCTTCACCGGAGGTAGCGCATCCGATAGTTTAGACCTTGCATTGCGCGGCGTCGGTTCGTCGTCCTCAGGGAGCACGGTGTTCATTTCTTACTCTCCTCTGCTTTTTCCTCTTCATCACTCTCCTCGACTGCCGCATCGAAACTAGAAGCAAAATCATCCTTCTTAGTCGGTATGATCTTATCGAGGTTCTTGGTGATGAACGCGATGACCTCAGCCTCATCGTCAAAAACAAACTCCACCTCTGGGTCTAGCCACGGACCATCGGATTTGTTGTTCTTGGCGACGATCGCCGGGTCGTCCATGCAGACAGTGAAGCCGTTCTGCGCCCGCTCGATGCGTATGCTGTTCATCGTTCAAATCCTTGTTCACCCTGACCTTACCAGCCGTCTGGTATCGCCACCAGACTGTGAACCACTCCCCTGGAGCACCATACCGCTCCGGCGCCCGTACAGCGACATGATCTGCTTGGGATACGGGACACTAGCGTACGCATCGCCGACACCAGCCGCTGAACCGTACGCCTCTGCTGTGTGCGGTGGTTGGCTGAACGCGAGCCCGGCACCGTTGGCCTGCCCGAACGAGAACCGCACCCCGATGGTTGAGCTAATCGCAGCCGCATCGCCGGTGCTGGGAGCCTGACCAATAAAGCCCGCGCCGGCCGCCAGATCGCCGACACCCGCGGCCGCACCCGCGGCTTGGACAATCGCCCTTCCAACGCCAGCCGCTGCACCATTTCCTGGAGCCCGTGCAACAACCGCCCCAAAAGCTGCACCAATAGCCCCCCCAGCTGCAACGGCAACGCCCACAGACGCAACCACCGGCGAGCTGCTGCCAAGGGCGCTACCGACGCCGCTCGCCACCCCCGAGCCAACCTGTGGCATCGCCGCAACGCCGTCACCAGAACCGATCGCCCGGCCAGTCGACTCGGCCTCAAAAGCGTACTCTGCAAATGCGTTCCCGAAACCGCTGGCGACCCCAATAGTGGCGTTACCCGAGACACCATGCGCGCCGCCGGACCCAACAGCGAAGGCCAACACGCCAGACCCAGACACTCCAGCTGCACTGCCAAAGCCAGCAGAGACGGCCGCCACGCCAGACGCAGACACGCCAGCTGCGCTGCCGAAGCCAGCAGAGACAGCCCCCACGCCAACCGCAGACACTCCAGCCGCGCTGCCAAAGCCGGCAGCGACGCCCGCCACGCCGGACGCAGACACTGCAACTGCGCTGCCGAACCCCGCCGCGGACGCCGCCACGCCAGACGCAGACACTCCAATTGCGTCGCCAAAGCCACCTGCGAACGCCCCCACGCCGGACATGGATGGCGCGGATGCGTGGCCCTCACCAGTACCAAAGGCCACACCAGCAGCTTCCGTAGGGGCTGCGACGGAACCCTCAGCACTTCCATCTCCGCTCGCCGCGGCAAACCCCGCAGACCCCTTGACACTGGTAGCACGAGCCGATCCGACCCCGCTCGCCAGGCCATGCATTTTCCTCTGCTTGCCGCCGAGAATGGTGCTGAAAGAGGAAGCGACGCCTGTGCCAGAAGCACGGCCGGTGGCTAGTGTCGGGATTGGCGACTGGCCTACAGCGGTGCCAACACCTGCCGATTGACCGCTCGCAGATAGCGCCACTCCACCTGACGCAATTGCGATACCAAAACCTAGAGCCTGCCCACCCGCTAGAACACTGATCTGCCCAGGCTGGGTGTTGTTGACGACCATGCCCGAGAGCACGTACCGGCCATCGACGACCGACGTGCGTCCCAAAGCTGACGTGACATAGGTTGCAGCCACATCATCAGTCCTCTACACCACGGCGCGCCTCGTTCATGCGACTCCGAATGCGATCGACATCGGTGACACCGTCCGCGTAACACTCCAGCACCGCGTCGCTCATCGCCTTCTCGATCGCACGCGCACGCGGCACGCTCGCCGCCGACAGTGCCTTCACGGCGATGCCCACGGCGTTGACCTTATGTGGATAGAGACGATTTGCCCTTGGCTTCCAGTGATCAGGTAAACCTGACGGAAGCCCGCGCTCGCACAGCCAGGCATGCGAGTAACAACGCAGCCTCAGGGGAATCGACCCAGCCTGAGTACGTGCATAGTGCATCGTCGCCAGCGCTTCGTCATTGTTCTTTGGCTGAGGCAGATGCGGCGCTACGTGAAACCACAGATCACAAATCCCGACAACATCGAGTTCAATCAGACATCGTCGGAATGCATCTGCATGGTTCATGACAACGTGATGGTGGTGGCCGTGGTCAGCACAGGCGTGACCCCCGAGCCGCAGGTGATGTTCGGTGTAACTGTGCCGCTCCAAAGAATCGGTGTCGGGCCGCCGCCGGTTTTGCCTGTACTGAAATTGGTCGCTACGCCCGCGCCGCCCGAACCGGCCGAGAACGTGATGTTGGAAACAGGCGAGCAGTTCGCAGGACCAACGCCCGTCACTGTCCATCCGCCCACCGTACGCGCGACGCTCGCGCGCGAGTAACCGGTATAGGCGACTTCGCTGGTCCCCTGGTTACCACCTGTGCCCGGGTCGGCTGTGTGCAACGCGATCGCGATGTTGGTCTGGGGTGATGCCGCCGCATTATCCGCATAGTTCGCCCATGCGGTGGCGTTGTAGATCAGCTGTAAGATCGCCGTCTCAGTCGTGCCAGCAATCGCCATGCTCTCGATCTCCGCACGAATCAGCCCTGGATGGCGTAGCAGATATTCTTGGCGCTACCGACCATTGCAGCTGACAAAGTCACCGTACCATTACCGGCCAGGTCAGTAGCGACAGTGATCGCACTGGTCGCGTCGAGCACACAAGCAACCGTGCCCAAGGTCGTCTTGACGCTGTTGATCGCGGGCATACCTACCTGCCAATGCCACATCAGCGCCCCGGTGACGTCCATGATGTCGACCGACAGCGGCGTGAACCCAACATTGATCTGCACCGCGTTGCCGGCCGAGGTGAAATTCCCGTAAACGTCCTTGCCCTGGGAGTTCACACTGTTGCCGACCAGATTACCGGGCCCGGTATAAGTTGCCGGGATGGCGGCGACATGCAGCGAGGTATCAATGATCTGGGTCGGCATGGATAACTCCTACGATCGCGCGATGCTTCACCGCTGTCCTTGCGTAACTAGTCCGGCTTTCTTGTCACCGGCGCCTCTGGCGCTGCCGGAGGCTCAACCGTAACCTCGATCGTGCCTGCGACTGGTGCGCCAATCTTCTCGATCACCATCAGATCGGTAGATGCTTGCGCCGAACCAGTCTCGGTTTGCCCGATCGCTGTGACAGTCGCGGGCCCTACCCCTGTCGGAACTACCTTGGCGCTCGTCGGATCATCTTCAACCGGCGTCACCGTCACAGGACCAGTCGCTGACCACTCCGACGATGTAACCGCGACGTCACCACCAACCGCATCCTTGAAGCTCACCTTCACAGTCCCGGAGCCGCCCATCTCGATCTGCGGACGAGGAGGTGCGTCTTTAGCTGCCGCTAGCGTTTCCGCTTGCCTAAGCCGAGCTTCGTGCTGCTCAGGTGTAAGAGCAATCACATATGGAGGGGTCGCGGGATCGACCTTGTGCTGATCAGCCTTGGGCTGCTCGTGTGCAGGTGCCACGTGAATTCTCCTCTTACCTCGATCTCGTTCACTGAACGAGAATTACGCCGTCGCGCAGACCTCCAGGCGAGCCATGAACGCATCCTGCAGGATCACAGTCCCTTGGTAGAGCTTCCAGCCTACGGTCCCGCGCTGCGCCAGCGGATCGCCGGCTGCCGGCTTGGGGTTGACCACCATGGGCGTCATCGAGGACTTGCCCTTGAGTGGCACCATACCGAAAGCATCGCGACCAAAGAATAGAACAGGATACACATCCCAGTTGACGCCGTTGGTCGAACGGTACGTCGTCCCGCCGCTGGTCGCGGCGCCCGCATTGGGGAACGGTGTGATCACCGTCGAAGACAGGTAGCGGCATTGCTCGACCGAACCGATCTCGCCCTCAAACGGGGAGGTGTGCGGCCCGTAGCTCGCCACCGGTATGAAGCCTGTCATGTTGCGGATGTCGGTCTCCAGATCGGGATGGACGAGACCGAAGTACGCAGCTTCCACCGACTTGGTTTGGAAGTCTGGGTTGGACGCCACGACCTGGGAAATCTTCTTGGAGTTCTGCCGGTTGAGCCCGGTCGACACCCGGCGCTGGTCAGTCAGACTGAGAACACCGGCAACGTTCGCGCGCCCCGCAACCAGGTTCTGGTACCAGACGTTGGTGCCCGCCTTGAGTACGTTGAACCGCAGTGTCTCCACCGTCACCGCCGCCTGCTCGCCGAGAATGTCAGTTGCCTGTTGCAGTATCGGATCGGTGTGGGTGTCCTCGATTACGTCAGTGATCGTGATGTAATCGCCGTACTGGTATAACTGAACCGTATAATCCTGGTTCGCCAGCATGGAGCCTGCGGGCGTCACGCCCTCGACAAGCGGCGTCAGCGCCAGCGGGATGAAGAACGGTTGCCCGGCGCCGTTGGTACCTCCAGCATTCGGACCGGCCGTGCCAGTCGCGCCTTGCAGGAAGTAGCGCCGGAATTTGGCGGTCTGCGTCGAGTTGGTCGGCAGCGGGTAAGTCTGGCCGAACTTCTCGATGTGCAGATAGGGCATCGCCCGCTTGAGCATCCGCACAACGCTGTAGGCCGCCACTGCAGGAGAGATATCGCCATAACTGGTAACTGCAACCATGGAACTACTCCTGGCTTAAGGCTATGACGCCCGAGCGAACTCCGCGAAGGCACTGTCAAAGTCAGTTGGAGGTGCAACTACGTTGGTCCGCTTGGTGCTCACCGGCGCGAGACGCGCCGCGGCTGCAGCCAATGCAGGGTTCACAGGTGCAGGTGCAGGTGCAGGTGCCGGCGCTGATGCAGGTGCCAGGGCAGCGGCGGCAGGTGCCGGCTGACCCCCTTGTGCTGGCGTGATGGACTGCATGTCCTGCTTGTACCGATTGATGAGATCGACGACCTCAGCCGCCGTTCCGGATTTGATAACATGGTCATAAGCTGAGCGCAAATATGCAGGTTGTTTTGCCGTCCAGGAAGTCAGCTGACTTACGACGGTTTCGTAGTCCGGTACCTGCCCCTGCAACTCGGACAGCTGCGATCGGTCCGCCAGGGTGTCGACGGTCTGCAGGTAAGGCGCCAGCGACGCAGCCATATCCGCGTACATGCGTCGCGCGGTTTGCGTCATGATGCCCTTGATCATCGTCTCGGTAGCCCGAGCAACATCTGGCCAATCAGTATAAAATTGCTGCAGCTGAGTTACTTCCTCAGCATTGAAAAGGGGCGGTTCTTGATATTGCTGGGGTTGTGGCTGTGGCTGCGGCTGCAACGGAGGCTGCGGCTGTGCCTCCGCCTGCGGCGGAGGTTGCGGCGTAGGCGTCGGCGCCGCCGCCGCGGGCGGCTCTACAGGTGGCGACTCGGGCGGCTGCGGTGCAGCCGGCGCCGCCGATTCAGCGGGTTTTGATGCCGCCTCGGGCGTCGGTGCAGCCGGCGCGGGCGTCTTAAGATTGGCAGCGGAAGCCGGCTCAGTCGGCCCCGCATCCACCTCGGCAGCTATGGCCTCGGTGAATGCCGTATCGAACGGATCGGGTACTGAGGATATAGCTACCGGGGATTCAGCTGCCGCGGGCGCAGGCGTGGGCGCTGGCGCAGGTGCTGCGTCCGCGGGTGCCTGCGCCGCAGGCGCAGGTGCGGGAGCCGGTGCAGGCGGCGCGGCCGCGGCGCGCGGAGCACGTGCCATGGATCATCTCCTACTCAGTCGTTGTACGTTCACCTGACAGATCATTCAAAAGTTTCTCAATGAAACGTGCCTCACCTTGCAGTAAAGCTACATCATTGAGGGACGCCTTGACTAGGCGGTTCTGGCATAGGCCCAGGCGGACCGACAGGAGCAGGCGCAGGGCCACCAGCTCCGGGGCCGAGCGCGCCTGCTGCAAGCGCCGCAGCAAGTCCGCCTCCTGCTGGCGGGCCTTGGGGGGTTGGTGCGGGGGAAGCTCCAGCGGCAGCGGGTCCTGTAAGCTCATCCTGCATACCTTTCTCTAGGATGCCCAGCGCCGTATCCACCAGCTGCGCGTCTGCATTGGCGGTGTTCTTCTGCCCCTGGGCGATGTTCTTGAATGCATCGGATAGTATCTTGCGCAGGTTGGCTTCGAGGAGCTTCTTCTGCTGATCCTGCTGATCCTGCTGAGCCTGAGCCTGAGACTGCTGGCGCCGGCTCGCTTCGTCCTCGGTCACCAGGATGTCGTCCATGTCCCTGGCCCTGACCTGAGCTTCGGTGAGCTTGCGCTCGTCGACGTGGATCATCTGCTCGGGCTTGAGCGTCTGCACCAGCGAATCAGCCTGCATGCCGCGAAGCTCCTTGGCCATGAGGCTGGTCGCGCCACGGGCAACCACGTCGTAGTCGCCATCGGGCGCCTGGTCCGGATTGAACACCCGATTGAACAGCACCATCGAGTTGATGAGGCTTTGCGTGAAAGTATCGAACGACCGAATGACATCTTTGAAAGGAAGAGCTTGGTCACCACGAAGCATGCTCGCGCCCGCCGCCGTACGTAGCGGCTCACTTGGCTGCTTCTCCATATCGCCACCCGTCGCCGGACCGACGAACGTCTCACTATCCGCGAACTTCAATCCCAGTTCGACGATCTTCAGGAGACTATCGAGGTGGGCGTCGATCTGAACATTGCGCACTGCTGGCCACTGCGCCTCGGGCCCAGAGCCTTCGCGGTACCAAACTTTGTACGCGGCGATGGCGGACAAATCCTGATCGAGACGTAACAAGTCAGTGTTGAGTTCCAGGTTAGGGCCGCACACGACGCTCGCGTTATCGAGCAGCATGCGCACAGCGGCAGCGACCATCATTTGTGAGTCGCGTATCGCTTGCGGTAGACCAAAGCCGACTGGGCTGGTGTCGTCCTCATCGAACAAGAACGTGTGGATCATCCGCGGTATCGGTATCGAAGGCATCTCCTTGGCGAGTTCCTCCCAAGGATTGAGACGCGCACCAATGACGTTGGCGTCGAGCATCCAGATTTCCGCGTCGATGTAATCGGAAAGCTTGTCCGCAGAAACCTCTACACCGACCTCCTGGAGCAGCGCGCCGTCCACTGAGCCATGCCACACCATGACCTCGTACTTCATCGTCTCCGTTTTCATTTCGTTGACGTTGACCTTGACGCCCATCGCCCGCAGCTCCTGTTCGAACTGCTGCGGACGATAATTGCCTACGGGGTAGCGCGTGAGATAGGAGTCGATGACGTTCTGGAAAAAGTCAGGTCTTCCTCCTAACTCCTTCACCTGCGTCTTGCTCATGACAAGGCGCACGAAGTAGCCGTCCATGCCCGTCAACGTCTTGGCGCTCAGATCAGGGTAGAAATCCCAAACCGGGAGAAATTCAAAATAAGGTTTGAAGACTGTCTGCTTGATCGGCTTGACGATCGGCGTCGGTGTGGGCGGCGCCGCACCATTCATCTTCGGCGCACCGCCGTTCATTTGCTGCGCACCCGATGTGGGTAACCCTTGGCCAGGCACCCGCATTGTAGGTAATCCCGGCTGATTAGGTGGACCGGGCGGCCCAGGCTGTGCTGGGGACAACCCTGTGGGTATACCTGCCGGCGGCTGTATCACTTTCCACGTCACGCTCTCCGACTTGCGCACAAAGGGTCCACGCAGGACACCAAGGCCATACATAATCCCGGAGCGGATCACTGCACGGTTCAAGGCGACGTAATCCAGAGCTTGGTGCCCGCCTAACTCCTGCAACTGGTCGTCGATTAGCCGACCTAATTTATCGGCGCGCAAATCAGCGTAACGCTCAAGTGCCGTCATCACATAGCCGTTGAAGGCGAACGAATCAGATGGGTCAGGTGAGGGCACACCCGCCATCTGATCCTTCTCTTGAGCCAGCTGGATTGCCTCCCGAACTTCTTTGACAGTGATATCCGGCCACGGCGACGCATGGATTTCCCAGTTGCGCTCGTTGCCCTGGAACATCAGGTTCATGATTCGCGCGAGCACGCTAATGCACTTTGTTCTTGTGATCTTGGGGTACGCCTTGGACCGATTGGGCGACATCGCCTTCTCGACCTCGGGATCGTAGATGCCAAGATACTGGCGCTGGTTCGCCAACCACCGCAGCTCGACGATGCGGCGATCGCTGACGTACTGCATGAATATCTGATTGAAGCGCTGACCTAACGTGCGAAGCACTTCAGAGGAAATCTTCTTGACCGGTGCGTCAGACCCAGGAGGAACAGACTTATCCTTGCCGGGAGCAGGCGTAGGAATATCAAGAGCCGGCGGCTTGAGAGCCGGATCAGGATATGCCTTCGCCGTATTCAGCGGCGTCCCTGAAGTCTCGATCGGCATTCTATCTACCTATCGCACATGGTAGCTGTTGCGATCCGGTTGGCGCAGCCATGGCGCACCCTGGCGCTTCGCAGCGAGGCTGCCCGCGGGTAGACGATAACGTGTCTCGCGCTGGCGGTCACGATGGAAGAACCGGCACATATAGCCAAATGCGTCGCCGGGATGGGAGTAGGGGTTCTTGTCCGGCTCGTACCCGCGCAGCGTCTCGCGCTTGAGATCGGCGGCGTACCTCCAACCCCCCTTGAGCGCACGGATCAGCATCTGACAGGAAGGGTCAATCTGCAGGGCCGGGCGACCCTCGATGAGCTGTGAGGTGTAATAGTCGATGGCGTCCAGGCGCAATGGAAAGCGATTGTTGGTCTCCACGTCCACGTCGTAGTGCTGGCGGAAAACCTTCACCACCGTGCGCTCGTCGGTCTGCGTTCGAGACGACGCCGCCGGGTCAGCCGCAACAATGATGTTCGAGACCTGCGGGAACCGGTTTCGCAGCAGCGGCTGAAGTCGTTCCTTGATAAGACGTTCGGCCCCCATGCCCTCCTGAGTCAGCTCCGCGAAGACTCTAATGCGTCCGTCGTAGTCCTGCTGCCCGAGGATCATGGCCGAGCCGGTGATCCCCGGATCGAGGCCAACGATCAGCGGGAAATAAGGATTAGGAATCAAAGTATTGGGAAGGGCAACGTGGAGGTCGGCGCGAAACCCGGGAACTACTGCTTTGCCGGCGATCGAGAAGCCCCACTCGGCGTCGACGAACTGCCGGACCCAGATTTCACTCTTACCGGCGATCGCGTCGAGGTAATACTGTTTGCCACCAGGAAGGTTCTCCAGGTTCTCGGCGTCGGGCGATAGCCCTCCGGGCTGGTGGTAGTAGGACGCAATTGGTTCCATGGACGTCTGGGAGGGATCGGCGCCGATCCACATCGCCACGGCACCGATCTGATCCGGAACTTGTTGGGGCGACGGGGCACCCGGCGGACGTCGGTATCTGCGAACAGCAGGACCGTGCAAATAATCGTACCACCACACGTCCTCCGTACCAGGGTTCGAGCTACCCCACATCCCCCAGATCGTGACAGGGGTCCCATCCGGTTGGCGGTAACGACCTAGCCGAGCGCTGAGCGCGTCGACGATCGCCTTCGGGATTTCCACGAACTCGTCAATAATAGCGAAGTTGATCTCAAGAGAAAGGACGCGCCGCACGTCGTCGGGAGTGTCGAGCGGCCGGAACAGCACGGTGCACTCGACGTCCCCGTAACGAAGTACGAATATCTTGTCGGTCGCGCTCCACTGCCCTGCGACGCCGTCTTTGAACCAGTACTCCCATGACGCGAGCGTGGTGTCCTTGAGCATCGGCAGAGTGTTACGGACGATGACGGCCTTAGTCCGTTTGATCCCGTCAGGAGACGGAGCCTGCTTCATCGCCATGAAGATGAGCTTGAAGAACAACGCAGTGGTCTTGGCGGAGCCCACAGGCCCCACGATCCAGTCATAGAACAAGCCCTGATCGCGATAGTCGCGAATGAACGCCCGCACCGTAGGCGAGGGTCGATAGTCGATTATGCTGGGCATCTCATGACTTCTTCTCGGCGCAAGCCGCCATCGCTTTTTCCGTCATCCGCTCCCAAAGTTCCTGGTTCGCAATAAAACGATCACTTTGTTTGACTTGCAGATACGTCGTCATGCCGATGTAGAACAAGTTGAAAACCACCAGTGCCAGGATCACCGGTGTCGAGGCTAGGCTCTGGATCAGCGTGCGTGCTGTACCGCCCGCCTCTTCGGTCATGCCTGGGTTCATTAGTCGTCGATGCCCTTGGACGCTGGCGTCTTGTGGAACTCGGAGCGGGTAGCGTCGACACGGGCATCGCGCTCCTCGAACTCCTTGTCGAACTCGTTGAGATCGCCCGAATAGCAGGGATCGTATTCGCCACCTTGCGGGCAATAGCCGTTGTCTTCAGGAGTTGTCGCGGTCGGGATTTTTGGAGCTGCCATTTTGTTCTCCTGTTTTAATGTATTATGGATTCTACGTTTGTTCAGCTTCCGCCTTTGTTCTTACTTCTTCGCTGGAGGCGCGCCTTTGCGCAAGGGAAGCTTGGCGAGATCGGCCTTGCTCTTTTTCTTATCCGCCTCGATGAAGTCTTTACCGACACTCGGCGGGATGCCCAAGGTGGATTTTCCCGCTTTGGCAGCGAACATGGCGCCGCGTTGTTTCTTGCTTTCGCTGGGCATCAGTGCAGCCTCTTTATTTGTGTGAGTCTACCCTCCGACGCGCACGCGGTCAGCATGCCGCCGTTGAGCATCGGGCACAGCACGAACATCGCCTGTTCGATATCATCGGTCAGCATGCTCTCGTCGTCGACCATCTGGAACACGACCAGCGTGCCGTAGTCCGGGTGCTCGAAGATGATCGGTGCATAGGTCATCGCACTCGTCTTGCCGAGATGTAGCCGGTCGCCGTCGTCGCCGGCCCGAGCGCCACCAGGAACACTGTCGTGTTAACACTAACATTGAACCGGCACAGGCTGGTGTTGAAGTTCTGCGCCGCCTTGCCGTAGGTCAATGACTGATCGAACAGCGTACCAATGCCGGCCGCCAGTTGTGCGGGCGTCGGCAACGTGTTCGAGGTGTTGCTGACTGCCACGGCATAGCGCGTTCCGGCCGTAGCCGGCGACACGAAGTTGACGTTGCCGCCCACGGTCCAGTCACCGGGCGTCAGCACGAGCTGCCCGATGTTGATGGGCGTGTTGAGCGTGAGGTTTACTGCTGTGGTGATCTGGGCTGACAACTGCTCGCCGACGTTGCCGGCGGCGGCGTTAGAACCGTCGGTCACTCCCTTGATCGGCGCACGGCTCGTGTCGGTCGGGTGGACGTGATCGCCGCGCGCCCAGCTCGAACTGGTGCCCGCGGCTGCGTTGCCATCCATCGCAGGGATGGCAGCGGAGCCGACCGGCACGGCGCCGCCCGTGATGTATCCAGCCGGATTACTGGCGTCGTACTTTGTTGGATCGTGCGGGACAAAGATGAGATTGTCGGAGCCGAGAACAGCCTGATTGCCGACGTTGGCGCTGACCGAGCTTGGTCCGGCGGGGCCCGTGGGCCCGGGAGGGCCCGCCTGTCCTGGCGCGCCTACGATGCCCTGCGGTCCCTGCGGTCCCTGCTGGCCTGCGGGACCTGGGGCGCCTTGCGGTCCTTGTGGGCCTGCAGAGCCCTGATCGCCTACTGCTCCCGCCGGGCCCGCTGGACCAGGGCTACCATCCTGTCCAGCCGCTCCGGGGACACCATCTTGGCCAGCTGGTCCAGGTGAGCCTGCTGGACCTGCTGGTCCGACATCACCGGCGGGGCCGGGAACTCCAGGTGAGCCGGCTGGGCCCGGGGGACCAGCATCTCCCGGTGAGCCAGCGGGGCCAATGGGGCCAGGGGGGCCAATCTCTCCCGCGGGGCCTGCTGGGCCAGCTGGGCCAGCCTCTCCTGCCGGGCCTGCCTCTCCTTGAGAACCTGCCTGTCCTGCTGGGCCAGCCGCTCCATCCGCTCCTGCGGGTCCGGGCGTGCCGGGCGTTCCGGCCGGGCCAGTCTGGCCTGGCGGTCCGGGCGGTCCGGGTGGTCCACCTGGCGCTCCATCTGCTCCTGCGGGGCCGGTCGCTCCGGGTGGCCCCTCGGGGCCGGCCGGGCCGGGCGCTCCGTCTGCGCCGGGCGCGCCCACTTCACCAGGTAGACCGGGCACACCGGGTGTTCCTGCAGGGCCGGATTGTCCTTGAGGTCCTGCGGGTCCCGCGGGGCCGGGAGGACCATCTTGCCCTGGACTACCTTGGGGGCCTTCTGGCCCCACGGGACCACTATCTCCACCCACTCCGGGTGGGCCGGGAGGGCCGGCGGGGCCTGGAGGTCCTTCTGGACCTGGTGGGCCAACTGTTCCACCTCCTGAGGAGAGTGCGGACCAGGAAGCACTTTGTCGTCCATAAATCTCTCCATCGGTTGGAGCTTCCGGGATGCCTCCACCTCCGGCGCCGCCGCTTCCTGCGGGGGTGTCGCTGAAAACCCAGCGGGTCTTTTCACGCTTTGGGTCTGGATAGACAGCAACCAATGACCAGCCTTGCTGACCCTCGACGTTGAGGTCCGCTTCCGAACCACTCGGTTCACTGGGAGCCCACGGGTGGTCCACTACTCTGTAGTTTACAGGCCCGCTTTGCGGGGTTGGCTTGGGCTTGTCGGGCTTGCTGGTGGGTGTGTCACTCATCGGCTGAAAATCCAGCGGGTCTTTTCGCGCTGCGGGTCCGGATAGATGGCAAGCAACCGCCAGCCATCCTGGCCGATCTCGGTCAGCGCCGCTTCGGTATTGTCAGGTTCCATAGGGGACCATGGGTGGTCGACCACCTTGTATTCGACTGGCGCGCCAACGCTGCGCACCTCGGCGTGCGCGCGCGGGGATGAAGACATCGAGACGCTCGCTGACGATGAGGCTGATACCGATACTTGCCGATTGCCAGGTGTGTCGGTCACTTGGGCTCCTCGGGCTTGGGGTTAGTCTGCGGTGACGTCGGCGGCGCCGGCTCTTCGGGCTTCGCTTCAGGCTTGAGGTCCAGCGGCGCAGGAGGCTCCAGCGGCCAGAACCGCAGCGGCGTGATCTTTGGAAAGGAGAACGGCGGCCAGTTCTGAGGCTGTACCCGCGGCGGCAGCTGAAGGAGCTTGATCGCGTCTTCGGGCAGGATGCAATGCATGGTCTTCTCGGTCAGGAGCTGCTGGTCCTTGACCACGACGGCCCACTGCTTGAAGACGTTATCCTGCGCCACGAAGAGTTCTTTGACTGTCTTCTCGGCGCGGCTTGCAATGATCGACACATAATAAAAAAGGAAGATCAGAAACGCGATGTTGAGGACGATGTTGGCTAGCGCCAGCGGGTTGGCGCGCAGCGCGTCGACCACGCCACCGGCAGTCTTGACGCCTTCTTCGAGGACACCCATCGCAGACCTCCATCTGCTCAGGGTATACCATGATTGCGTTTAGTCACCCAGGTGCAGGTTGATCGTCAGCCCGGCAACCGCCAGCGCCGATGCTTGGGCGTTGGCCCGCGCCTTCTGCTCGACGCTGGCGTCCAGTCCGGCGCAGCGAACCGTGAACATGATCAGCTGCGCCTTCACTGACGCGGAGACCTGATCCAGGGGTTTGTGGATCAGCGCCCAGGAGGTCTTGAGCAGCTCCTCGCTTTGGGCGCGCGCCTTGAGCTTGAAGCTGGCGCCGTCTTCCTTGAGGGTCTCGGTGGCTTCGAGCACGGCGCGGCGGAACGCCGGGTCGGCCTTGAGGCGACCGTACTCGAACTTGTCGATGCCGTAGGCGGCGCAGATATCCCTGACGGGCTGCTGCGCGAGCGCGAGTTCCAGCGGCAAAGAAGGCGGCCAACCCAAGGAAGCGGGATCGGCCGTGAGGTCCATGAACTGAGCAGGGAGGTTAGCGCTCATGCGGTGATTTATAGCACGCTTCGTTTTGATGGGTAGACACCCACAAAAATCTTTTCCCGGCATTTGGCCTTGCAGTGTAAGCTATATACTGGTGTATAGGATGATTTAGGGGATTTTCAGGAAAAATATCTGGGCGATGGGCAAAGGCCCGCAGGCACCCGCGAGCGATCCCCTTGGTGCCCTTGCTCTGCCAGATAAGAATTACTCCATAGGCTAGGGGTAGAGCGGGATGAGGTGTAACATCGTGTAACACCTCGATTTGACACAAGCTATGCACCATGCTATTGTTTGATTGCTGGCACGGAATGCCAGTGCAACAGCCCTGTAGGGCAGAAAGAGTGACTTATGACAAACGTTCAATCGATCGTGACTCCCGCGACCAATGGCGCAATCCATGCCAAGACCAATGGCAAGGCTAAGGCCAAGGCCAACGGCTCGACATCGCTAACGCCAGCCCAAGCTATCGACATTGCCTTTGAGTATGGGCAGACCATGGCAGGGCAGGACGGCGCCTTGACTAGTGCCTTCGCCACGTTCAAGGCGAACGATAAGGTAATCGCTGATATGGTCCAAGCTTTGACGGAAGGTTACTTTGTCCGGAAGCTTAGCTATGACCGGGATGAGGCAAAGCGGGTTATTGGCTTGAAAAAGTACAATCAACTCAACCCTGCTAAGAATACCGATGACAACCGGACGGCGGAGCAAGAACGGGTTATGACGGCCGTTCGCGTCCTAGTCTCCCGTGCCAAGCGCATGGCAGGGATCACGGAAGCCAAGGCGGACACGGCCGTCAAGGCGGAGCAAGTCAAGGCGGAGAAAGAGGCGCACGAACAGCGCTTGATCAAGGCCGATGAGATCATCAATCCTCCGGACGACGTCGACGCTTTCGACGCTCTCAACCGGATGGTGCTTTCGATGAAAGCAATCCAGAAAAAGTATGCCGCAAAGCTTGTCGGGGATCGCGGCTCGGAATGGCGCGATTGGCTCGCCAACGCTCCGCGCTAAGCCTAGCCTAGCCTACTGCCCCGCGGCGAAAGCCGCGGGGTTTTTTGCGTTTCGGCGCCATCACCTAATCCAATGCGCTAACACGTGACGCAAAACGACGGTATCTAAATACAAGGAAGTTTACAGTGCACTATACTAATAGGTGTTACATGATGTAACACCTGTTTCGTATTAGCATATGCGAACAGATGGTTGATTTTAGCGTTAACGCTTACAACGCGCTACCATATGCGCTCTTTTTGTGCCGTTGAAAGGCGCAATGTGCCGCACTTTGTGAATCCTTGTGCCGTGAAAAGTTTAATGATTTCAATACCATGTGCCTTTGTGCTGTTTGTGCCGTTCCAAAACAGGCCCCCCCCCTTTTTTGAGTATCCAAACGGGTTGAGCCGTGAGCCCTGCCAAGTACTATATTTAACTACGTGTAAATAAAATATAATATAAGATATAGGATGTAGAGTGATTGTGGCGAAATAAAGATATGGGGGGGGGCTTGTTTTGCACGGCACAGCGGCACAATCGCTCAAACCTAATGATATCAATAACTTACGTGGCACAGACTTTTCAATCAACGGAACAATACGCTCAATCAATGACTTAGCGTGTATCACAATCTGGAGGTGTTACATGATGTAACACCTTCTGCAGGTAGAGCCGTGCACTGCGCGCCTTGTATCTGTCGTTGCTGTTGAGGATCGCGCGCACCGTACACAGCGCAGCGAGTAGACTATCGATCTCGCCTTGCCTCGATTGCTGGCCATTGGCGAACGCCGCACGCTCCGCCGCGTTGGTCGCGGCGTAATCCTGATCCATGTACTAGCTCCAATGCCAGAAGCGGCAGAATGCAAATACGATCAGGCACCACATTGGGATCGCCATCAGGCACCCGTTGCGCAAGCCTACGAAAAATCTCAGCGGATCATCGTCATCCCAGTCTTCCCAGTTTTTAGGCATGGTGAGGTCTCCCCACCTAAGTGAGCCCAGCCCTCGCCCTCAATCTGGTTTGACCGTACACCTATCCCCATGATAATAAAAATGCGGCAAGCCACGAGAGCGTCATCTCGTGGCTTGCCTGACCACAATCCGTGCTCCGTATAGGGACAGGCACAGACCATGGCTGAGATTCCCCTAGACCATTTTTTCAATGTTGTCTGCCGCGAGATCGCTGATGAGCACGATCTCCTCCGCAACGCAATCATCCACTACGTGACAGCCAGCTCCCAGCTTCCACGGCTGCGCCGGGCAGCACAGGCATGGCAGCCTCGCACACCTATTCACCACAAATATAAGCGCCTGATGCTTGCGAAGGATTTACAGCCTCTCACGCGAGACCAACTCACCCCAGAAGTGGTAGCGCTGATGCGAACACTTCAGGACTGGCTGCGCACCAATTGGTATCAGAAGGGTGAGATTATGTTTAACAAACAATTGGCAGCAAGAGACCCAACACACGCGACATGGGGCAACGCAGCAACAAAGGAGCCGACACATGGCTGACCGCGACACACCAATGAGCAAAGTCCTGAGCAACGTCGAGCAGGAATTACAAAACTTGCCCGCACCTCCGACACGAACACCAAGCCAGAACGTTGAAGCCTTCGCTCCACAGAAGTACCGCGAACGCAGCGACACTATGGAACAAATCCAGCAGGACTTCCGCAAGGCAGTCGCTGAGATGGAGCAACGCTTCAAGGCGCTCGCTGACGAACTCAAGCGCATCACGGGTTGAACCCATGCTCTGGCCCTTTGGACGAAACAACGTTCGCAAAGCGATCCAGACCACCAAGCTCGCAGCTATCCTAAACCAGCTGCCGGCCGAAACCTGGGTTACCACCAATCAGGTGGAGAACCTCGTCGTCACCGACAAGGCAGGCGAGGAGCTGGGTTACATCGACTTGGCGGAGGACGTCTACGAGCTGTTCGACAAGAACAAACAAATCCAATGACGATCATGTGGTGGATTGGCTTGATCGCAAGCGTCATCGTCGTAGCCACGCTTGGCCTGACCGTCTGGCACCTGTTGTCTGAGCAAGAGTGGGATGAGCGATGAGCGAACGTGGACACTTCCGAGTGCCGCGGCCCGAGCAGTGGGCTAAGCTGCCACTCAAGCTCAGGCAACGCTGGTGGCGTGAAACCGACTACGGCAGCAAAGCACCGAACGATGCGCTAATCAAAGCAATACGAGAAGCAGCAGAAGCACACGATGCACCACGTAACCCCGCCGACCGAACAACAGCAACAAAGGATTGATGCCGCTAAAGCGGCAGCAGACATCTATGCTCAAACCATCGACGCATTGATTCCTGATGGACCTCACAAGCGTACAGTCATGCTCAAGCTGCGAACAGTGGCGTTGGTAATCAACGAAGTAATCACGCATACTTAACAACCTAAAGAGGTGTTACACGATGTAACACCTTGGAGATGGCAGCGACCATGACCGCATCAGCCTTCGACCCGGTAAGGGCAGCCAAGGAAGAGCTTGTCGGCTTGAACGAAATGCAGCGTGTGCTCAAGGCTCGCGAGCGCGAATGCGAAGAAGCAATGAGCAAAGCAGAGCAAGAGCTAAACGCTATACGCAAGATCACCGGCTATGTTAAAGTATCTATGCAGACGATCGCACTGCGCATCGCGGAGCTGGAAAAACGTGCGAGAGAAACAGGCCAGACGCCTTAGCAAGGCGCGACAGCAACGCGACTATGAACGTGCCAAGGAACGCAATATGCCCACAGCCAGCAAACCGCTTGTCCCGCCCGGGCCACTGACGTTCGCGGAATTGCGGCTTGCCAACCTGACGCGCAAGACAGACCACGGCTTGCCACCGTGGGCGCAAGACATGGATTTGCTGTATGTGGCGATGATGCTTGCCGATCACACCATCCAGAACGACCGGATCGCCGCTGACGTCGGCATTGACCTCGAAGCCGCCATCCGACTACGGTTCGACTATATGGCTGGACGTGTGCAAAGCTCGGAAGACTTGGCGCTGGTGCTGGCGGCAGGAGACACCATCGCTCCGGACAAAGCGCAGGAAGCGCGAGACATAGCGCCCCTGCTGGCAACAGAACTAGGTTTGGATGTCATCGAAGAAGCTCTAAAGAGGGCGTACCCACATGACCTGGAAAGGAAATGATCCGGCGCTTGAGTTCAAGACCATCGAGGCCGTCGCGGCCTATATCCGCAGCTTGAGCTACAACTCGTGGCGCCCATCCAACTTCGTCGTCCACAACACCGCAAGCCCTACACTGAAACAATGGTGGGGCTCGACCCCGCCCGCGCAGCGCATGGTCAATCTGCAGAACTACTACGAGAACGACATGGGCTGGAGCGCGGGCCCGCATTTTTTCATCGATGGGAAAAGCTGGTGGTGCATGACCCCGCCCAACGTCAAGGGCGTGCACTCCCCGAGCTGGAACGGCACCATGCTGGGATTTGAACATGTAGGGGACTACGAGACTGAATCAGCCACGGAAGGCTTAGGCGCCGACGTCCAGCGCATGGGGCACCAACTCAGCGCAGAGTGTTGCGAGTTCTTTGGCTGGGACCCGTCCCGCCTCAAGTTCCACTACGAGGACCCCAACACCGACCATGCCTGCCCTGGCAGCAACATGAACAAGAACACGTACATAGACTGCGTGCAGCAAGTCATGGGTGACGGCGGCGACCACAACCCTAACCCGCCAACGCCAGCCGTGCCGCGTCTTGGCACCGTCCACGGCGTCGCCGCCAACGACAAGCTGAACATCCGTGCCTCCTCCTCATCCTCGTCGCCGATCATCGGCGCCGCCGAGAATGGCGACGTTTTGACGATAGTGGGCGAAGCCATGAACGGCTCGACCAAGTGGCTGCGCTTCCAGGTCGGCGACCCCGCGGGCGCAGACGTCGCACTGCTTGGCTGGTGCTCCGCCGCCTATGTTAAAATTGAAAGCTAGGGGTAGATAACCGTGACATTCGAAGTGCAGCAACAGAACAACAAGCCTATCCTTTGCGTCGACTGGGACGGCGTCGTGCACAGCTACACGTCGGGCTGGAAGGGCGCGTCCATCATTCCTGACCCGCCAGTGCCGGGTGCCTTGGAATGGCTACTGAGAGCCTCCAAGCTCTTCACCCTCGTGGTCTACTCGTCGCGCTCCAAGGACCCCGAAGCGCTCACTGCCATGCGGATGTGGCTGGGTTACCACGCCCATGCCACCCTCCCCGATCTGAAAGCGTCCGAGCTGCTCCAAGTCGTTACTTTCGCTCATGAGAAGCCCGCGGCCTTCCTGACCATCGACGACCGTGCTATCTGCTTCGACGGCGACTGGTCGAAGCTCGACCCCGAGACCCTGCTCAAGTTCAAACCATGGAACCAGCGAGGACGGGTCATCAAGGAAACGATCTCGGACCAAGTAGGTACTCAAGCAAGTGTTACATAATGCAACACCTCGTGAACTAACCCCCTCATCCCACTAACAAATAAAGGAGACTGAGCATGGCCGCAGTACCCGTCGTCATCAACGGCGTCATGATGCCCAAAGGAAAATCCGCCACCGACAAGCCGGTGCCGGCCGTCTTCATCGGCTATGCCACCATCCCTGGGCTGTCGGTCGGTGGCGGTCCGGTGATCCCGGACACCCCGCCAGATATCCCGGTCGACCCGCCGACCGAGCAGCCGCCGCCCAGCCTTGCCGTGGTCATCAAGCCCGCCCCGGTGACCGGTGGCTGGGGTCTCGCGACGCAAGGTGACCAGCTGCAATGGTTCTTCGTTCCCGCCGCTGGCGGCCCGCAGCCCAAGCGACCCTAAGCGGTATGGCGATCAGGGCAGCGATCGTCGTCTTCGTTGCTGTCCTGATGCTCCTGTTTGCGCTGGCGGCTCTCGGTTACAGCCGCTGGCAGCCGCTGCCAAATTGCCCCATTGTGCCGCTACCAGACTGCCCCCCTGTAAGGTAGCGTGCCAAGCGTACGGAGCCCGCCCAGGCGTTCGCGTAGCAGGGCGGGCTCCCGGACTGCCTCTCCTTCGTAAAACGCGCCAGACGGGGTTCCTATGGCCCGCAAGGTTGATTCAACGTCGGACGAACGCACCGTCAACAACGTGATGCGGCACGAGTACCGGGTGCTCTCGCCGATCGAGAAGGACCAGATGAAGGCGCTCAAGGACAAGGGGCTGGAGTTCTGGCAGATGGTCGGCGAGCTGGGTTCCAGCCGGGAGATCAGCCTAGCCCAGACCCGGATCGAGGAAGCCACGATGTGGGCGGTCAAGCACATCACCAAGTGAGTGAGCCGCGGCGCCACGATCAGTCGCAGCGCAGCCGGCGCAAGGCCCTGCGCCAGAGCGGGCGCATCCAGGAAGAGCTGGAGTACTTGGCTGCCCGGCTGCGGCGGCTCTTGAATCACGTCGAGTACGCCACCAAGAAGGCGGACAAGCTGCGCAACAGACTTAAGGATACGGACCCAGCACGTCCCAGAGGCCGGTGAGGTAGCTCCACACAGCCACGCCCAGCAAGAAGCCCAGCATGACGCCGACGCCAATGAGGAAAACCTTCTGGTCCCGATCCAAGCTCATGCCGGACGTTTAGCAGCTATTGTGCACTGCGGCGAGGCGGCGGCCACAGCCGCCACTCGTACAGGCGGACCCGGATCGACGGCGCCGAGATCGCCCGCACGCACCTGCCACACCGCACATCCTTCCGCATCTGCTCGGCCAGCTGCCGCGACAACAGGCTCGCCGCGTTCCCGATCGGAATCCGGCCCTCCCGCTGGCGCCGCAGCACTTCGGCAACCAGCCAAGCCTTGGGGGTGTAGGTTCTCATCCCAGCACGTAGGCCAGCAGCGCGACCAGCGCGATCGCGGCGACTGACACTCCGATCACCCACCACATCTCTCTGTGGTCGCGCCAGAAGTAGTTCATGTTTATTTTCCTTGACAGCTAGTGATCAGGTATGATCAGATGTGATCTCACAAGGAGAGTACAGCCCATGCAAATCCGCCAATATACCTTCGCCAATGCCGAGATCAGCCTGATTGTAGAGGCGCTGCAGCGCGCAGCCAAGCGTCAGGAGTCCGAAGCCAAGTGGTACGACAACAGGCTCAACGAAAAGCTCAGCACGGAACATGAGAAGAAGGCGCGCGCCATGCAGCGGCTCATCAACAAGCTGCAGCCGATGACAGGACTTCACGGTGCGGTGAAGCCATGAAGAAAGCCGAGAAGCTCAAAGCCAAGAAGCAGCTCAAGAAGTATTTCAGGAAGCGGGACAAGGAGACCAAAAAGACGCAAGTCGTTCGTGAGTTCCTCGAAGAGGTCAACTATCACGCTGAGCAAGTGAGCATCAGCCTGCGCCACTTAGCCAACGCGATCGACAATTTGCGGTCCTACCATCTAGGTGAGGAGAAGGAAGGGAAGCCAAAACCATGACCGACAAAGAATGGCACGAAGCAATGGCTGAAATCCACAACTTGCGTTTTCAGCTGTTGCACAACATGGTGCCGGAGACGGAACGTGATGCGTTGCGGATTCGCATGAAAGCCCTGTTGGAGAAACTTGCTCAGGAGTACTCAGAGGAAGCTACTCCATGAGACCGCCATCAGCACAGATAGTTGTCGTGCTGACGCTGATCCTGGCCATTTTGGTTATCGTGTTGGTGATGATGGGAGTGCGGTGATGCGCGGCGATTTCAAAGTCATGATCGGCTGTTGCGCGTGGGGCAACTGTTCGCGCTGCCGCGCGGACGGCGACAAGACGCGGCGCAAGTGGCACGCCATCGCTGACAGACTGGACCAGGAGACAGCGAACAGAGTAGCGACGGCTTGGCGCAACTTCGATGCCTACGTCACGCCCATGGATGAAGCAGACCTCGCGAAAGCTGGCGTTGTGGCGGCGTGGTTCGCCAAGAACAGGATGCGTCGTGAGTGACGTCTATCTCCTTCTGGATTTGGCCTCCCTTGCATAGAGGTCTGGACGAAGCTCTTCACGGGGGATGCCGGTGGCGCGCTCGACGTCGAGCACTCGTTCTGCCGGGATTCGTTTTCTCCAGAACTGGATGGCTTGGAAAGAGATGCCTATGGCGCGCGCCAGCGGACGCATCCCGCCGGCCTTGTCGATTGCCGCGTCAATCGGACGGGCCCGTTTGAATTTCGGATTCTTGTTCATTGCCTTATTTAACCTGGTACCAAACAAAAGACAAGATTTTATTGTCACCGCTGTTGACAAGAGTTCTTTACATAGTTTAGGTTTCAATGAGGGAGGAGGTAAGTGATGATCAACATTCTGCATTGCACGGCCTGCGGGATGCAAGGCGAAGTCAAGTGCAGTTGCGCCAAGCCGTATGCACACATTCCGGCGCGCGAGGCTGCTGCCTTGGGAGTAGCGGCGCATCCGGACTGGTCGGACGTACGAATCGCAAAAGCGTGTGGTGTGAGCGATAAGACGGTAGCCGCAGCTCGTAGCTCAGTCTCGGAAAATTCCGAGACTGAAAAATCTAAGCGTATCGGTCGGGATGGCAAAAAATACAAGGCGCCTAAAGTGACCAAGTCCAAGAAGCCCAAGAAACCCAAACCCGATATCCCTCCTGCTGCCCGTGACCAGAGCTTCACGCCGCAGGAGGAGTGGGAAGCCAGCCTGATTCGGCTCGCGACTTTCATTACCACCATGGACAAGGAGTGGACCGCGCACTTCGGCGACTGGAAGCAATTCCAGATGACGGCCTGCACTTACGGTTTGATTTCGCGTGCCGGCGTTACCTGGAAGGAGTTGGTAGATTCTGCAAGCCCAAAGTTAGTCATTGATAATGAGAAGGGAGTACCTAATGTCGTTTAAGACCAGCAATGAAGTCAGACAGTATATCTATCAGATATTCGGCAAGGACATCGAGATTCGCGATGCCACCTTCCCGCTGCGCCTGCAGCCGACACCGGATGACAAGGAAGGCGCCGATCCTCACGATCCCTCGAACTGTTTCTTTGTCCACACTGTTCGCCGGATGTACGGCAGTCAGGTCGTGATATTCTGGAAGAGCATTGCCTATGTCGATATGGTCGACAGCGATGGCGTTCGCCGGGTCTATCGCTTTATCGTCACCAAGGACGGCACCGCTCGCCTCAGCCGGTTCGACCACGGCGAGCCGTTCCCGCTGGGATCAGCCGTCACGTTGCAGCCGCCGACCAAGGGCACAACCTTGAAGGCCAATAAGACTCGCCGCCAGGCGGCGAAGAAGCAGTATGTCGACCGCCGCAAGCGGCTGCAGACCAACCTCAAGCGAGCCACTACCAAGCTGGAGCAGGAGAAGCAGCGTCTGGCCAAAGCCATGAGCAACGAGAAACAGGACGCCAAGAAACTAGCTGTCATCACCAAGCAGAAGGAGATGGCGGAAGCTTCGGTCAAGAAAGTACAGGCTGACCTCACGCATATGGATACTGCCAAGACTCAGCGGGCGCCCAAGAAATTTGATCTCACCACCAGAAACGGCGCCGTTGGTAATTATCATTTTTCCGGATTGACTGCAGCCACCAACTAAAGTTCGTTATTCAGGATGCGCAAGCCAGCACCTCGTGAGAGGTGCTGGCTAACTTGCGAGGAGGAGAAGCCATGAACGGTAACCGGCTGGTCGAGATCGCAGCGGAGGTGATTCACGAGACTGAAAAGGCTTATCTGTTGTTCGACGGCGTGCGCAAAGCGTGGGTGCCCAAGAGCGTGGTCGAAGCGAACCACGACGGCACCAGCTTCCTGATGCCGGAGCGATTGGCACAGGAAAAGGAGTTTATCTGAGGCTGGAAATTTCGGGATAAATCTCCCAGTAACCCATTGACAAACAACGAGTTTTATGGTACAATGCTTGTTACGGTGGGATCAGATTATCCACCAACGAAAAAGGTGTTACACGATGTAACACCGATTTACTGAACAAGGAGCTGACCAATGAGACTTCCTGTATTCGACCATTCTATGATGGAGTGGGATAGCTGGCGCGCGTTCCACATCGAGCATTGCGGGCATAGTAAGTTCGTCCAGTTCGACACCGGCGAGTTAGTTGTGTGTCGTAACGGCTGGCGTCCTGAGAACCGCCAAGTCTACAAAGAGCTTCATATCCAGATCGTCGCGACCGACGACGACGATTGCCCGAAGCTGTACGTTCCCGGTTCGACCAAGCCCGTCTTCAAGTCGCATCTCAACCACAAGGGGCAGCAGACGTTGTTGCTCGATCTCGATCACAAGCGCGCGGTGTCGCTCGATTCCTACTTGGACGAAGACAATGCGCCGCTGGTCCCGAGACGGTTCACGAACAGCAACTCGCGTTACGTCACTGCTTGGTATGCCGGCCCCGATGCTGTGCCTGTCGCCACGCCGATCATACGGCATTACCCGCAACCACTGACGCACGATCAGCGCAACCATATTAAGGAGCTTGTGGATGCGAGCAAGGTGTGGCTGCAGATGCAGCATGGTCTTGATACGCCGCGCAAGCGTCAACACCCTGACTTGAAGGTCGGGGATTTTGTCGACGTGTCATTCGGTGTGCTGACGACAGAGCATCGCATGGCTATTGCTACGGTTGGGTTCAACACGATCGTCAAGGAGGAGCATCCTTGGCTGACGTTCAACGTGGAAGGAGTGACTGAACATGACGACGAGGATAACTAAGGAAGAAATTGCACGGTCGAGCGAGCTTCGTTATCGCAAAGCCTTCGGCTGGCTGACCATCGAAGAGATACGTGTGATCCAGCACGCTTTAAAAACCTACATCGCACTCGGCCCAGATTCTTCGTGGCCGATCAAGCTGGCGCGCACCTTGCTGCAAGGAACAACTGAGTAACCACCCCAACGGGTGTTACATGATGTAACACCATTCACTGAAAAAGGAACTGAACAATGAAGAAGCTCTCTATTTCCCAAATCAAGACTGCCGTCAAAGAGATCGTGGTTCGGCTCGACAAGCCGATTATCATCAAGGGCGGCTTCGGCATCGGCAAGTCTCAGGGCGTCGAGCAGGCTGTCGACGAGCTTGATAATCCGAAGGCGCTGAAGGAATTGCTGGGCAAAGACTGCCCGTACACCGGCACGCTCTTGGTGGATATCCGCTTGTCCCAGTACGACTCCGTTGATCTCCGCGGCTTCCCGCAGGCCGACAAGAAAACCGGTAGTGCGATCTGGTATCCACCGTCGACGTTTCCGTTCATCGGCAACGATGCATTCCCGGACGACAAGTTGATCGTTGTATTCTTTGACGAGGGCCCGGACGCCAAGAACGATGTGTTCGCAGTCATGCAGCAAATCCTGCTCAACAGGTGCTGCGGCGAGCACGTGCTCAAGCCGAACGTGCGCATGCTGTTGGCGGGTAACCGCGACGGCGATCAGGCTCTTGCCAAGAAATTCCCTATGCCATTGAACAACCGCCTCATCCACTTCGAGGCGATCAATCCATTGGAGGACTTCTGCATCTATGCGCAGAGCCAAGGCGTGCCATCGGTGTTCATTGCGTTCTGGAATTTCTGCGCCGATCTCGTCAACACCTACGATCCCAAGAAGACCACACCCATCGTGGCGACGCCACGCACATGGTTCTCTGCGATCGAGCTGTGGCAGGACAAGCGGTTGGACCCGGTGATCAAGGAGGCCGCCATGATCGGCGCCATCGGCGAGGGTCCGGCGGTGCAGTTCCTGGCTTACGTCGATGTCTGGCAGAGCCTGCCGAACATCGAGAAGATCAAGAAGGACCCGGACACTTATCCCGTGCCCGAAGAACTCTCGATCAAGTACGCAACGGCCATGATGGTGTCCGAGAAGATGACGATGGGCAACGTGGATGCGCTTCATACCTACCTGAAGCGTTTCACTGCGGAGTTCGTCGTCATGGCGTGGCAGCTGGCGACGGCGCGCGATGCGACACTCTTTGATGCGGATGCGTACATGGATTATGTGAAGCGCTACCGCGAAGTCTATACGTCCAACTGAAAATGAGCAGGAGACTAACCATGAGACTTTGCCCCTGTGGCTCAGGTGAGCCGCGCCGCGAGCTGAAAGATGCTCGCGGCATCTTCTGCACGTTCATCTGTGACAAGTGTGAGAACGCCAAGCGTGCAGGCTTCCGACCCGACATCTTCATGGATTCGGATTACTGGACTGATGAACCTGTCGAGGAGGAGTAACCACAATGGTCAAGACAACTCGTAAACAACGTGAAGCTTTGTTCCGTATCTTCCAGCGGGATTTCCCTGGCTGGATCACGGTCACCACGCGCCACGATGGCGTACGCTGTCCGCATTGCGGCGAGTGGAGCACGCTAGAGACCGTCAAGGTATCGTCACTGCAGTGGCGCCGCTTTCGCAAGACGGTGCAGCCGTTCTTCGGCGATGACTGCGTCATGGTGCCGTGGGCCGGTATGTGGCTGGGCATCGAGACGGACGGATACACTCACTCATAGGGTGTTACATTATGTAACACCACTCACTCAAAGAGAGGACTTACTTATGGCACGACATCAAAAGCAACTCACAGTTTTCGAGACGGCGCGCGCCGGTCTCGTCAAGGTCAAGGCGCTGATGTTCTTTGCGTCAGCGTTGCTGCAAACCAAGTTCATCGAAGACCCGACGTGTGACACCGCTTGGACCGACATGGTCGTGATCGGGTACAACCCGGAGTTCATCGAAGGACTGGATATCCCGACTGCCAAGTTCGTAATCATCCACGAGCTGATGCACATCCTGCTCAAGCACGGGCTGCGGCGTGGCTCCCGTGATCCCAAGCGCTGGAACCATGCGTGCGATTACGCCATCAACATCATGCTCAAGAAGCTGGGCTTCAGCATTTGGAAATACGCACTGATCGAGCCCACGTATGACGGCATGACCGCGGAGCAAATCTATGCGCTGCGAGAGAAGGAGCAACAGGGAGGCAAAGGCAAAGGCAAGGGCCCTCCGGGCCAGGGCCAAGGTCAGGGACAGGGACAACCTCAGCCCCGGCCAGGGACAAAGCCTGAGCCTGAGCAAGGCGGGCTGGGCGGCGATCTGCGTCCGGTGCCTGTGGCAACGCAGGAGCAAGCTGCGGCGATCGACCACGCGATCAGCAAGGTGATCGCGCGGGCAACCGCCATTGCCAAGCAGCATGGCGTCATGCCCGGCGAACTCGAAGCGATCGTTGCCGGGACCTACGAGGACCCAGTGCCATGGGAGCAGGTACTGATAGACTACATGACAGCTTGTGTGGCGCAGGACGAGAACTGGTCCAAGCGCAACAGGCGGTACCACGACGCCATCCTGCCCTCGCATAAAAGCAACGGCATGGATGAGCTGACCATCGTCGCCGACTCGTCGGGTTCGATGTTCAGCAAGGCGATCTTTGAGCGCGTCGCTGTGGCTGTGAACCACATTACGACAGTAATCAAGCCGATGACTGTGCGCGTGGTGTGGGCCGACGACAAGGACTGCCAGAACATCGACGTGTTCGAGGACGGCGCCGAGGTGGTGCTTCACCCTAAAGGTGGAGGTGGCACCGACATGCGCAAGCCATTGGTGTTCGCTGAGCAGTACTCGCCGGAGGTGGTTCTCTTGCTGACGGATGGGTACACGCCGTGGCCCGAGATCGAGACGCCGTTTCCGTTGATCATCGGGTGTACGACTGATGCGCCTTGTCCTGATTGGGCGGGCACAGTGAGGATAGAGGTGCAGTGATGAGTAACACAATGATCATCAGCGTTGCTGTTGCCGTCTCGATCCTCGCGCTAGCGACTATCAGCTACAACAGAGGACACGGGCAGGCGAATTGTCCCATCGTACCATTCTCTGGCTGTCCAACTTACGGGAGTAACTAAACATGGAAATCGTTTTGATGACTATCGGTTTTTGGACGGCCATGTGGTTCCTGTGCAAGAAACTACCGGAAGCATGGAACGCAGCAAATGAGCGACGTATCAATGCGCAGATCGCGATGATGAACGCTAGGTCGAAAGCTCTATCAGATGAGCTACAACATAAGGATGACTGAACATGGACCCTGAACAGGCATTGAAAGATGCTCGCGCAGCATGCGAGCATTGGGCGCACGGCGAGCGTGGTGACCACGATCTCGTTGCGTTCGATGAACTGGTCAACGCATTCGAAGCGTTGGATCAGTGGCTGTCACGTGGTGGTTTCTTGCCGCGTGACTGGCAAAGGAAAACTGTGCTATAGAACTGACAACGCTAACTCAACGAGTAACTGAACATAGGAGTACTGAAAATGAGTCTCGCGACAAAGTGCATGATAGTCGATGTCCGCATGTCCAGGTGGAACGGCTACAAGACCGACCCGAAAGCCAGCAGCAAACTCACTCGGGAAGCCAACGCCCAAGCTGGCAGCGCAATCGTTTCCAAGCGCGTCGTGCCCAAGGAGGCACTCGCCGACGTTACGACGGCGTACAATGCGCTGAAGGCGCACAGAGATCACCACACCCTCCCGTGGTCCGACAAGGGTCCGCGGATCATGACGCGGAATATCTTCGAGATATTCATGTCAGGGTTTGGTGAGCTTGAACGAAACTTCAATGCCGCCGTCGAGGAGTTCATCACGGTCAAGTACCCGCCGGTGCGGGATCAGGCCGCCTTCCGCTTGGGTGACCTGTTCAACGACAATGACTACCCGCCGCCCGAAGAGCTTCGCAAGAAGTTCAGGGTCGACCTGGATATCGACGGCATCACCGAGCCGGAAGATTTCCGCATCGCCTTGCCAGAAAAAGAATTGAACCAACTCAAACAAACGATGGAGGAGTCCATCAATCGCCGGCTTGGTGATGCCATGCAGGACGTCTGGCTGCGCATCGCCGAGTTGCTCGAACACTACATCGAGAAGATGGACGACGATGAGGCGATCTTCAGGGACTCCACCGTGAACAACCTCGTCGACTTGATGAACATCCTGCCGGGCCTTAACGTCACAGGTGATCCGAAACTCAAAGCAATACGTCAGCGGATCATGAACACGATCGGGTCCTACCAGCCCGACGATCTGCGCAAGGGCGGTGACTTGCGTGCCGCCGCTGCGAAGGAAGCCAGGGAGATCAGGGAGAGCATCGACGAACACATGAAAGGATAGTGATCGAGCTAAGGGCAGCACTCGGCGAAAGCCGTATGAACCTACATAAGCCCCACCGACAGTGTTGTGGGGACGGCTCCGGGGTAAGGACTGCTAATTCCCGGAGAGATATGAGGTACTCATCGTGCAAAGGAGTAACTGCAAATGTCAATGAAAGAAAAACTACTCACACAACCTGGATTTTCAGGGTCCGACTTTACGACGGGCGATCGAGCGAACCTGTTGGAGATTCTCCAGCGCTCGCGCCGCATCGAGACAAGGTTGACTCGGTTGCTGGAGACGGAAGGGATTCAGACCGGCATCCAGCGACCATGGTGGATGGACGACCGGGTAATGATCCCGTCGCCCATGACCACGATCGACGCTATTCTCAAGGTCATCCCTGAAGGCTGGCCCAGCCCGGCGCAGGTCGTCCTTAAGGAGGAGCAACATCACGTAGTGCTGTGCCGCATCTTGCTGTCCAGTACAATCTAACTCTAGCTGGCGGAAGCACTATAAAGAGTCGTAAGTTCGTGGTGTAGTGGTCCACGGCGCCAGCACTTTTCAACTTACTTAACCCAAGGAGTGACTTACCATGGCTTGGTCCATTCGCTGCAACTTCAGTCCTATCCACACGTACGCTCAGGCTGTCAAAGCCTGGAAAGCCGCTGTGGTTTTTCCCAGAAGTCCTACAGGCCAGCGCGGGCTGGTCGATAAGCGCAAGAAACATCTCACGATCGAACGAACAGAGGCAGAAGATATTATTCTGCGGCTGTACGGTCGCCCCATTGTGACTTGGCACAAGGATAACTCGCTTACTATCGAGTCGTATCCTTCGAAATCGACGGTCACGTTCGCCAATCACTGCACGCCGCCTGAAATACGTATAGCGAAATGGAATAGCTGTTTCGCTGTCACGATTGATGGACGCACTTATCAGGTGCAGCGGACTACATTCCGACCACGTGATGATACCTGGAAAGCGGATCAGATCACACCGTGGTCTGTCCCTGTCGTCAACCGTGAGCGTGCCAAGCAAGCGTTTCAGGAAACCGGCTACAACGAATTCAGGCAATGGCTCATTGTCTATTCGCAGATGACTATGGAACGACCTGATCCGACTGGGTTCGCCACCAAGGTTGCGGTTATCACCATGCTGCGTGATCGCAGGTGGCGCGAGCTGGTCGCACATTTTCCAAGACGAACAGTTGATGCGATGCTGTCTGAGGTACGGCAGGCGATCTACCACGAGTATAACTGCATCGACCAGAAGTCCGTACCCTTTCTAGGATAACTCACATGAAGATCGCAGCTTTCGACGTCGAGACCAGCGGCGAGTTGCCGGAGTACGCGCTGCAGCCTTGGCGACTTCGCCAGGGCAAGGCGTGGCTCACGTCGCTTGCCTGGGTATGGCGTCAGGATGGTGAGACCCAGCATGCTGGCAAGCTCCACCCGAGAATAGAAACGATTCGTGAGATGCTGACATGGGCAGTCGAGACTAACCACATCCTGGTGGGGTGGAACGTCATCTTTGATATCGCGTGGCTCTATGCGTACGCGGAGCGGAAGCCGACGATCTTCAAGCTCCTTGATCAGGTTCGCTTTCTTGATGCGATGCTGCTGTGGCGTCACCTGGATATCGAGCCGGAGTACGACCACAAACAAGGGCGGAGCTATAGCCTCAAGGCAGCGGTGCCGATCTTCTTTCCGAAGTACGCCGGCTACGAAGCCGACGTCGACTACCACGGCACTGATCCGATTAAGCTTCAACAGTTACACCAGTACAATATTAAAGATTGTTTCTTCACTCTCCGGCTGGCCAAGAAATTCTGGAGTGGCCTGAGCCGGTCTCAGCAAACCGTGGCGATCATCGAGGCCGCCTCGTTCAAGATGATCGCTCGCGCCAACCTGGAAGGGATGCTCGTGGATACGTGCGAAGCACGTAATCTCTCCGCCTGCCTCAAACAAACCGCGGCTACCAAGCTCGCTCATTTGGCGCCTCATGGCATCACTGAGAAAATCGTGCGCTCGCCGAAGCAGCTTGGTGCTGTGCTCTACGATCAGTGGGATTTACCTGTGTTCAACTTTACTGCCACTGGTGCGCGCTCGACCGACAAGGCGGTACTGTACAAGCTGGCGTTACGCGACAAGCGTGTACGCGAGATCAAGGAGTATCGTGAAGCGTTGAACAACAACACCAAGTTCGCCGTGGCGCCACTTACGGCTTGTGCCTACAACGGAGATCGACGTGCGCATCCTCAGGCCCGGGTGTTCGGGACTTACAGCGGACGCATGACGTTCTCTTCCAAGCAGGGCAAGAACAAAGGCGAGCGGCAGACAGGCTTCGCCTTACATCAGATGAAGCGCGATCCATTATTCCGCCGGATCATCGTGCCGCCGCCAGGGTTCACGCTGATGGAGTTCGACGCCGCCGGTCAGGAGTATCGCTGGATGGCGATCGTGTCAGGGGACAAGACCATGCTCATGCTCTGTACACCGGGGCATGACCCGCACTCTTACATGGCTTCGCGAATCGACTCGCGTTATCCGTATCAGCAGGTCATGGCCAACGCCAAGAACGTGGACTCACGTGAAGCTCACTTGCGCCAGTGTGGCAAGGTGCTGAACCTGTCGTGCCAGTATCGTGTCGGATATAAAAAACTTCATCAGGTTGCTGTGGTTGACCACGGCATTTCGATCTCACTCGAAGAGGCGCAGCGCATCCATAAAATTTACCTAATCACTTACCCGGGAGTTCCGGAATATTGGGTCCGTCAAGTCCAGTCAGCACAAAGCAAGGGGTACGTGGAGACTATTGCAGGCCGACGTGTTCGCGTCACCGGTCAGTGGGGTGGCGACATGAGTTGGCAGATGGAGGGCACGGCTATCAACTATCCTGTGCAAGGAACAGGCGCCGAGCAAAAGTATCTTGCCCTGCGATGTGTGCGCGAATATGTCAACGAGATCGGCGCGCGCTTTGCGTGGGACTTGCACGATGGATTGTACTTCTACGTACCCACGCCAAAGGTGCCGGACGCTGCACGCCACATCAAAGACATCCTGGATAACCTTCCGTACGAAGCTACGTGGGGGTTCAAGCCGCCGATCCCTCTTCCGTGGGATGTCAAGGTGGGTCCTAGCTGGGGCGATCTAAAGCCGTTCGAGTTCAAGTGACTAACAAACAGGAGACAAACAATCATGAGTAAAGACGATGGAGAACGAGGCAAACGTACAGGTATGGACCAGGCGGAGGAAGCGGCTAATGCTCATTGGTGGCGATGCATGCTGGAGTGCGGCAAGATTATAGCTAAGCGTAAACCTCATTTTATAACCGATGACATAGTCCTCCTATGTCGATCACGACATCCCAATGCTCGCACTCATGAGAAGCGCGCTATTGGTCCGTTAATGCGGGAGCTTTGCAACCTTGGTTTTTGTGTAACCACAAACAGCTGGATAAAAAGCACACAAGCACAATGCCATCGACGGCCGATGATGCTCTGGCAAAGCTTAATATCCAATGCGACATACCGAAAAAATGGGGTGACCACCATGACTGGCTACTTAGTTAACACACGAACAAAAAGAAAGTTCGAGATCATCAAGATCGATCGCGACAAGAATTTGTTAACCCTTAAGGGTGAGACTGGCGGAGTGTTCGACGAACCATACGACAAACCCAGGCTCAAGGAGCTTGGCTATCAGTACGTACAAAACAGCGAGCAACAAGATGCCTGACGGAAAAGAGTTACAAAATGTAACACCATCGCAGCCCGGGTCCAACGGACAGGACCATGGGATCGATCCGAAGATCGTCAAGATGGTTGACTTTCTCGAACGGGCCGTAAGAACGCAGAACCCAACCGTTGGCACATTCATTGCCGCGGTCGGCCTCATGCTGGGGAAGAGAGGCTTGGACCCTCAGAACCTCGAACGTGTGATCTTCGACGTGAACTCCGCCATCCGTGTTGGTTTCTATCTCCACTACATCAAAGGAAAATAAAATGTTGAACCATGTAATGCTTGATCTGGAGACCTGGGGAGTCTCTCCCTATTCCACCATCATCGCGATCGGGGCTTGCGCGTTCGATCCTTACACCGACCAGCAAGATAAGATCATCACGGACCGTTTCGAGGTCGCGATCGCTCCGGTCAATGCCGGGCTGCGTGTTGATGCCGATACCCTGATGTGGTGGATGAACGCCGAGCGTGACGCTGCGCGCAGCGTGTGGCTGAAGATGCCCAAGGTCTCGACACACGTGGCGCTGGACGGTTTCAGTAACTGGCTTCGTTCGTTGAACAGCGGCAGCGAGAGCAGGGACCTTCGCATTTGGGGCAACGGCGCCGGCTTCGACAACGTACTCTTGAGGCAGGCGTACGAGATGGCTTCTCGTGAGGTGCCATGGAGCTTCTGGCATGATCGCTGCTTCCGCACGTTGCGCGCCTTGCTGACTCTCGAAGAAGGTCAGTACCTGGGCACGCAGCATACCGCGCTCGCTGACGCCGAGAACCAGGCGATCCGCGCTAATCAAATCGTTCGCCGACTTGGGATCAAGCTCACATGAAATCGTCCATCCATACGACGTGGCTTGGCGACTATGGTGTGAACTCGTACGTGCCTAATGCGTGGATCAACCAGGGCTTCAGCGTCATCTACGCAGACCCACCGTGGTCGTTTAAGACGTTCTCGGCCAAGGGTACCGGCCGCAGTGCGATCTCGCATTTCGACACGATGAGTCTTGAACAGCTGCGATCGTTGCCAGTCGGTGCTTTCGCCGCAAGGGATTGTGCACTGTTGTTGTGGGTTGTTCGATGGCTGCCGTCGCGCGCCATCGCCGATCTGTTGGACAGCTGGGACTTTGTCGAGAAGGGTAACGCTTTCACCTATGTCAAGACCACCAAGGACGGTAAGCGTTTCCCGATCGGTTGCGGTTACTCCACTCGCGCCAACCCGGAGCGCTGCATCCTGGCGACGCGCGGCAAACCGAAAGTGCTAGACCATGGTGTTCCGGAGTTGATCATTGCGCCGCGCCGCGAACATTCGCGTAAGCCGGAGATTGCCTACGAGTATATCGAACGACTCTATGCTGGGCCTTATCTCGAATTGTTCAGCCGCAACACTCGCAAAGGCTGGGCTAGCTGGGGCAACGAGACCGACTTGTTCGACAACGGCCCGGTCAAGACCAGACGTCAACCATCCGACTTAACAGGACTACGTACATGAAGCCTCTTCCTTGGAGCCCGAGCGCGCTGGATACTTTCAAGAACTGCCCGGAGCAGTACCACCATCGCTATGTGCTCAAGGACCTGCCGCCCGAAGAGCGGAGCGCGGAGCAAGTCTACGGCGAGCGTGTGCACGAGGCGTTCGCCGATAGGCAGAGACCGAAGCGTGCAAAGCTGCCGTCCGATCTCGCAGCACACGAACCGTTCATGCAGGTCCTGGCTGCGCAAGCCGGCAATGCGTACATCGAACACAAGGCGGCGCTGGCGAAGAACCTGGAGACTTGCGAATGGGGCGACAAGAACGTGTGGTGTCGGATGATCATCGACTACCTGAAGATCGATGCACGCGAACGCCACGGGTGGATCGTGGACTACAAGACTGGCAAGCCGCACACGAAGTTCAACCAGCTGGTCATTTATGCACTATGGGCGTTCCAGGAGTTTGGCTACTTCGACACGATCGACGTGATGTTTTACTGGACCAAGGATCGCACCACATCCGTCAGAAGATGGCACCGCGATCAGGTGCCCGAGCTATGGGGCGAACTCACTGGCGATCTGCGTCAGTACAAAGAAGCGTTCAGGACTGACACGTGGCAGCTGCGCCAATCCGGACTCTGCAACGGTTGGTGCCCTGTGATCCGCTGTAAGTACTGGAGACCGAAGCGATGAGGAAACCTAAGGCCAGCGACCGGAGTGAGTGGTGGGTCAAGAAACAAGTTAAGCTAATTCTCAAAGACACCGGATGGGAATCCTGGATGCCAAACTCCGGTATGTTTGGTCGGGTCGGTGTGAGTGACTTCCTTGCCGTGAAGAAGCCCGCGCTATTCATGGCAATCGAGACCAAGTACGACGACGTACCAACGCAGCTACAACTCGCGTTTCTTAAAATGATCCACGACGCCGGGCACTATGCTTTCCTGGTGGACGAAACTAATGTCGACCAGTTACGTGCGCTACTTACAAACGATCATGATCTATCTAGTTACCCAGTTGGTACTCTCAGAAAATGGCAAGAAAACTTGACAAACACCTAATAAGATGATACACTTATAAGTAGAAAGTGACTGAACATGTTGATACACAAACCAACCAAGAGCGTCGTGCTCAAGCTACGCGATCCGTCGCGTGTGCTTACATTTTTTCCCAGACAGAGTCGCTTGATCACTGCTGCCGAAGGCAACGTCCAGATCAAGCACACGCTGGAGACCACGCTCAGACTCAATGAGCTTGGGATCAACGTGCCGTCTCCTGTTGACTACCAGTATGATTGGCCGGGTAAGTACACGCCGTTCGCACATCAGCGACCGATGGCGGACTTCCACGTTCGCAATCTCAAGTGTCTCAATCTTTCGGAGATGGGAGTTGGTAAGAGCTTCTCGGCGCTGTGGGCTGCGGACTATCTCATGTCAGTCGGCGAGGTGAGGAAGGCGCTTATTCTTTCGCCGCTGTCCATTCTGGAAACTGTCTGGCAGCAAGACATCTTTGATGTGTTGATGCATCGGTCGAGCGTGGTCACTCATGGTGATCGCGAGTACCGGCTCAACGCTTTCGGCATGGACGTGGATTTCTATATTGCCAACCATGACATGATTAGAGATCAGGAGATCGCCAAGCTGGTGCGCAAGCGAAAAGACATCGACCTCATCATCCTCGACGAGGCGAGCTTCTTTCGCAACAGCCGCAACATCTCGTACAAGTATTTTGCGTGGGCTACTGAGAACAAGAAGCGAGTGTGGCTGCTGACTGGCACACCATGTCCCAATGCGCCGACCGATGCCTGGGCGCTGGCACGGCTCGTCTGTCCGGCGCGGGTGCCCAAGTTCTTCGGCACGTTCCAGCGCATGACCATGCGGCAAGTGGGTCAGTACAAGTGGCGCCCGGTGAACGGCCACGAACAGATTGTATTCGATGCGCTGCAGCCAGCATGGCGCATCAAGAAGAAGGACTGCATAAGCCTGCCACCGCTGACTGTTGCCAACCGGCGCACGAAGCTCACGGCGGAACAGGAGAAAGCATACAAGCTCATGCGGGATTACATGATCCTGCAAGCCAAGACCACGAGGATCACCGCAGTCAACGCCGCGGATGCGCTCATCAAGCTCCGGCAAATCTGCTGCGGGGCAGTAAAGAATGGAGAGGATGTTTACGAGACTATTGACCATTCGGCCCGGCTCAACGAATTGATCGATACAATCAATGAGGCTTCGGCCAAGGTGATCGTGATCGTTCCGTTCAAGGGAATCATTCGTGCACTGGAGACTGAACTCGCGAAGCATTTTAGCCTTGCGGTGATGAACGGCGATGTTAGCATCGGCGCACGGAATCGGATTATTCGCGCTTTCAAATCCGGACCCGATCCGCGGATACTACTGTGCCACCCCAAGGTGATGGCTCATGGACTCAATCTGACAGAAGCCGACACGACCATCTTCTATGCGCCGATCTATTCGCACGACGAGTACGCGCAAGTAATCGAACGATTTAATCGCACGGGGCAGACCCGTAAGATGACTGTCGTTCGTATCACCGCCTGTTCATTCGAGCAAGACATCTACAGCTTGCTCGATGGCCGGGCACTGAATCAGGACAGCATCCTGAAATTGTACGAGAGGGTTATCCAATGACTGACCAACTGAAAATCTTACTGAAAGGAAAGCCGATGACTGAGCAAGAGGTGAAGCTCGACAAGGTCGCCGCGACCTATGTCAAGATCAGGGATAAGCGGTCCGAGCTGAAGAAAACGTGGGAGGTCGAAGACCTCAAGCTGAAGGACCAGCTCGATACCATCGAGAGCTTTTTCCTGGAGACACTGCAGGCGTTGGGTGTCGAGAACGCGCGCACAAAGCACGGAACGATATACCGTACTCTTGATGTCAAACCCAGTTGCGAGGACTGGAATGCGTTCTATGCCTGGATCGCCGAGAATGAGGCGTTCGATGCACTCGAACGTCGCGTCAAGAAATCCTTCATCACGCAATTCATGGAGGATAACAAGGACGAACTCCCGCCCGGGATCACCGTGGTGAAAGAGTACATCGCCAAGGTCCTCCGCAAATAAGTGTTACATCATGTAACACCGGGTCCTGGACATGTTCCAGCCAGGACCCGCTTTGATCTGGAACGCAAACTAAGGACATACTGAAATGGCTAACAACAACCCCATGGCAATCTTCGACCCAACCGCTCAGGTGCCGGCACACGTCAAGGCCGCGCAAGACGCTGGCACTTCCAACATCGTAACCCGGAGTCAGGTCAACGCTCTGACCTTCCCCGGCAAGGTGTTCACTGTCATCATCGACGGCGCCAAGCGTCCATTGATGCGCACCAACGCAGATGGCGAGGAAGAGCTGATCCAAACTTTCGACGCCATCATCATCGCCTACAACGAGAACCGTGGGCGTGCGTACTACGGCGGGCGCCCTTACGATCCGAACCAGGAGAACGCGCCGGTCTGCTGGTCCAACGACGGGGTCACGTCGAGCCCGAACTCGTCCGAGCGGCAGTCGGAAAAGTGCAACGTCTGCCCGCAGGCAGTCAAAGGCTCCAGACAAACAGACCAGGGCAAGTCTGCCATGGCATGTGCCGTGCACCGCAACCTTGCGATCGTTCCGAAGAGCCGCGACCTCACCGCGGCGCCGGTGCTGCGTCTCAAGATTCCGCAGACCTCTGACTTCGATGGGCTCAACAAGGAAGCGCAGGCCAAGGGAATGTTCGCGTTCACGAACTACCTCAACTTCCTCAAGTCGAAGGGTGTGCCGTTCACCTACTCGCTGACCACCAAGATCAGGTTCGACAACACCAAGAGCTACCCGAAGCTGTGGTTCTCGCCTGGCCGCTGGTTGACCGAAGAGGAGATGGCAACGTGCGCGGAGATCGCTGAGTCACCCACTCTCGATGATCTGCTCAAGACTGACTTTACCGGCTTCGCCGGTACACGCCCGCCGGGCATCACTGAGGCGGACGAAGAGGAAACTGACGAGGACGAATCTCCGTTGGAGATTGCACCGGCTGCCAAGAAGGCTGCTGCACCTAAGCCTGCACCGACGCCCGCACCTGCGCCCGCTGCAGCTGCACCTGCAAACGGGAAGGGTAAGGCCCAGAAGAAGGCCGAAGCGGCTGCGGCTGCCGCCGCGGCGCGCAAGAACGCTGTGCTCGACGATGACGATGAAGATGAGCCCGTCACTACTACGAAGCCGAGTCGGGCTCCTGCCTCTGCTCCTGCTCCTGGTATATCGGGAGCATCGCCCGCTCTCGATACCATCCTCAAGGACTGGGACGACGACTGATCTAAAACTCTGACACCAAACTTTACCCGTTACTCACACCCCCCGCTCTAGCCACGAGCGGGGGGTGTTGTACTCTCTAGCACCGGGGTAACCACATCATGATTGACCAACTCGCTTACGACAAGCCGATCGCGAAAACCTGGGGACAGGAGCGCGACTCATGAACACCCGCAAATTCTTAGAGCTGGTATGGCCGCAGCGCGGTCCCTACTGCATCGCCACTCCGTGGGTGAGACCTGATGGCGAAACGGTCATGGCGCACCGTGGCTGTGAGACGCTCGATGATGTGATCGCCTATGTCCTGACAAAGAAACAATCGAAGGATTTATATTTTGCGGCGCACACGCTGAAGGTCGTGCGTGAGGAGAACCCGAAGACTGGGAAGTTTCAAACGTTCCGAACGCACGCGAACATGAAAGAAGCTTGCGTCTTCTTTTTTGATATCGACGCCGGAGGCCCAAAGGATCACTACGCCACCGTGCAGGAAATATTTGATGCACTGGAAAAATTTTTGTTCAAGACCGGCCTGCCATCCCCGTTCGTCGTAAACTCAGGATACGGTATACATGTCTACTGGATAATCGACACGCCGATCGAATCCGTGGCTTGGAAAGAGCCAGCTGCCAGACTCTTCTGGTTGGCTCAGCAGCACGAGCTGCACGTCGACCCTTCCCGCACCACGGACCAGAGCAGCGTGCTGCGCGTTCCCGGCACGTTCAACTACAAGGACCCCGCTAACCCCCGCAAAGTAGAGGTCCTGTTTGAGTCGACATCTACCGATAAGTTCTTGGATCAGCTCAACATTTTGACCGTCGACTACGTCCGCACTGAAGCGGTTCGCTGCATATCGGGCGATATAAAGGGGATTGACACGCTCTCCGTTGCCTGGGACGGGCGGCGCCCGCCGGCCGACGAGGTGGCCGACGTCTGCGAGCACATGCGGAACTTCCGGGACAGCGAGGGGAACGTGTCCGAGCCGCAGTGGCATGCCGGCATCGGCACGATCAAGCACTGCGACGACGGCGAGGAGAAGGCCCACGAGTGGTCGAGCGGCTATCCCAAGTACACTGAGGCGGAGACTCAAGCTAAGCTCGATGCTTGGGTCCTGCCGCCGCCGGGCTGCGAGAAGATCGACCACAACAGCGGCGACCCCGCGATCTGCGCGCGCTGCCCGCACAAAGACTTGGCGAAGAACCCGCTCCTGATTGCCAACCTGGTTTACCAGCAAACGCACCAGCCCGCGCCTGGGCCCGCGTTCGTGGCCTCTACGAATGGGGCGGACCCAACGCCACCATGCCTCCCACCGACGCCCTACAAGCTGGACATGACCTATGGGATCACGGAGAAAAAGAAGGGGTTGATTTGTGACTGTCCGATGTTCCCCATACAGTGGGTCACCGCAACCTCCAATGAGAGCTGCCTCTCGCGCTGGTACGTCAAGTCTCCACGCAATGGCTGGAGGATAGTCGAGATCATGAACGACGATCTGAATATACAAAGCCTTGGGGCGGCGCTTCGCAACAAGGACGTCATCATCTCGCCGAAACACTTCAAGGCAATGCAGGCATTCCTGCCGGCGTATCTCAAAGAGCTACGAAGGCATGTGGATGATCTTGAGCAGTTTGACTGGCTTGGGTGGAAAGTACCCAAGCAGGAATCAACCGAGATCGAGAAGCCGGTAGAGTTCGGAACTCCGGAATGGTTCATCCTGTACGGCCGGAAAATCTCAGTCGCGGATGGTTCGGTTGTTCCCTGCGTGATGACACAGAATACACAACTCGATTGCATGGGCCGCATGGGTACGTTGGCTCAGCAGACTGCGCTCATGGATTTCTATGACCACCCAGCGTACATGGCTCAGCAGTTTGCCATCGGCGCATCCTTGGCGACTCCGTTCTTCAGGTTCTCCGGTTTACACGGCATGCTGATTTGTCTGTTCGGAGAGACTGGCGCGTCAAAGAGCACGGGTCTCTACACTGCCGCCAGCATCTGGGGGCATCCGGAGCTTTACCCCATCTGCGGTTTGCGTTCGACTGGCACCGACAAGGGGCGTTTCGAATACAGCATGCTCCATCGCAACCTGCCTTTTATGTGCGATGAGATCACAAGGTTTGATCCTGAGACGGCGCACGAGATCGCTCTTGCGGCGACTCAGCCTGGGACATGGAAGGGCCTGAGGTCGGATCGCAGCTTTCGTCATCCTCGTGGCGGGCGCAAATCTAACCTGACTATCTGCACCAGCAACAAGTCACTGGTGCAGATGGTTAACAATGACAGCTCCGGCGGTCAGGCCGGCATCATGCGCGTGTTCGAGATCAAGGTGGATCAGAACACGATTCATACCAAGGCTGAAGCCGACGCATTCAAGAGATTACTTGTTCAGAATTACGGCTGGATCGGCGAAGACTTCCTGTGTCGTTGCTTGCCGCATACCGAAGCGATCGGCAAGAAGTTCCTGGAAATCCTGGAAGAGTTCGAGAGGGACATCAACGCCAGCCAGGAAGAACGCTACATGACCGCCGCTGTAGCTACTGCCTTACTGGGGATCAAGCTGGGCTACAAGCTGGGGTATTGGCGCTTCGACTACAAGGTTATGAGAGAGTGGTTGATCAACGTGCAGATACCGGCCATGCGCGCCGCGGCCAAGCTCGAACGCGAACACACAACACCAGACGCCATCCTCAACGAGTACCTGGAAGAGATCAATCCGAGCATGTGCCGCGTTGATCGAAACACCAGGGGTGAAGTTGAGGTGCTGTACATGCCACCTCACTTCGAGATCAAGGCACGGTACGAAATCAACAAGACAGAAGTATACGTGCGCATCGGGCCATTCCGGGAATACTGCAACAAACATAACCACGATTACAGCGGCATACTTAATCGCCTCAAAATGAACGGGCTCATCACGCACACATCCACTAAAAAGCGAATGCGCGCAGAGCCGCGGAATTTCAGCAACCCGATCGCTTGCTTTGTGATCCCGGTAAAGACGACGTCGCCGATCGCCGTTCCCAACGTACCCGGACCTGACGATGCCAGGAGGATCGTCGAGTTCAAACCTAAGACGTAGCGCCGCGGCCCATCCCCATTTGCTTCACTCCCTGGGCATTCAGCGCCGCGATGAGACCTCGCCCCAGTATGTCGGCAGCTGCCTTGTTGAGCACCGCCTCGTGCGGTGCCAGCATTGCCGGTACTGTGTCAGTCTTCCCAGTGCCCTGCCCCGGTACTTCGTTCGCACCGAACATGTAGCCGGCGCCGAACGGATAGTTCGGCATCTGCTGCACGCTGGGTGAACCCCTGGCAAGCTCCTGAGTCGCCAATGCTGGTGGTGATGCGCGTTCCTGATCGTAGGGTGATGTCCCCAGTGGTTGTGCCGCTGCCGGATTGCCGGGCATAATTCGAGAAGCACCCGCGTCATTCCACATAGCTGCACCTTGTTGCGGGCCATAAGGTAGTGGTACTGCCGGTGCAGCTGGAAGAGAGCCAGGGCCTGTATTAGGAGTAGTGTCAGGCATCGGAGGTACCGTTCCGCCTGCCGCATATCCCCGCACATTCGACATACCGCGCGCGAAGCCGGGCGGCGCGGCAGCACCCGGTGCCATGGCTGGGGGAAGACCTGGACCCGCTTGCGGACCAACAGCGCCGCCGCCCTTCGCTGCCATCATGAGCGCCGGCAGTATCGCCTCAAGCCCCTCAGGCGGCTGGTCATCGGACTTGCTCCCCTTACTCCCTTTGCCCTTGACGTTGGCAGAGCCTTTCTTGAGACCCTTGGCGCCCTTGGCGCCCTTGACGTTGGCCGAACCTTTCCTCATCCCCGGGGTCAGCGGCGGACCTGCTGGCGGACCTGCCGGCGGTCCACCGGCGCCGCCGCCCTGCATCGCAGCCAGGAGTGGCAGTATCGCTTCAAGCCCCTTGGGTGGGCCACCAGCCTTGCCGCCTTTACCTTTGACGTTTGCGGTGCCTTTCCGAAGTTCCTCCGGTGGCTCAGCAGCACCAAGTCCGCCGCCACTAAACGATGGCGCTGCTGGCGCTGCTGGCGCTGCCTGCGCTGGCGCTGCGGACGCTCCCCCCATGAGGTTGCTTATCATGTCGCTAATGCTGCCCACGATGCCGCCGCTGGTACCCGGGATTTGGTTGAGGCCGGCCTGGTCTGCCAGACTACCTGGAGCGGCGCGATCGCCAGCTACTGTCCTCCAGATATCGGAAGCGAGTGCTTGGCCGCCCCCAGTAATTTGGTTGCCGATATTGCTGGCAATGCTACTCACACTATTCGGATTATAAGTTTCGCCGCGGCGATCCTCGATGTTTTCCGAAGGACGGAAGCTCTTAAGCGCCTCGTTGAACTTCTCCGGGTTGACCATCCGGAGAGTCGCATCAACGATTCCACCAAGATTTTCTATGCCGTACCCCGCATTTGGATTGTAGGGCGTACCAACCCCGGGGCCAGCAAGCTCGGGCGGGGGCCCGGCCATGGGCCCAGGCATGGGCGCAGGCGCAGGCGCAGGCGCAGGCGCTGGCATTGGCACGGGCATAGGGACAGGCCCACCAGGTGGCAGCGCACCACCGGGCGCGCCAGCGCCGCCTACGCCACCGCGTGCGGGCGCAGCACCAAACAACGGACGCCGCAGCAGAACGTCTGCGTCTCCCTCCGCGTAGCCCTGCGGCTTGACGTCGGGAATACCTCTTCGGAAGCCTGTGCTGTAAAGCGGACTCGCCGCCGGTGCTTTGGTTGTAGTAACCGAAGTCGGTCTCAGCAATGACGGCTGCCGAGCTTGTGCTGCAGCTAATCTTCGCTGCGCTTCTGATCCTGCTGGTGCTGATGGTCCTTGCACTCCCTGCGGCGTTGCTGCAGTTTTCGACCACGTCGCCAACTCTTCCGGTGACATGTTCTCTAGCGACTCTGGTGACAGAACGCTCGCAGGTTGGGCTGTATCTGCAGCCGATGCTGCTGCAGCTGTCGGAGATACGACTGGTTGTGCTGCTGCTGCTGAACCCGGCATCGTTTGAAACACTATCGGCGGGGGTCCTGCTGTTGCACCGGGCGCTCCTGTACCGGGTGTTCCTGCATTGGCCCCGCCTAGGCCAGGTAGCCGCCCAGAGTCAAACAACTGGCCCAGCAAATCAGGGTCCATGTACCGCTTCGCAGCCAGGGTAGCCGCTTGCTCAAGATTAAGCTGGCCCGCCCCGCGAGCATGGTAACCCAAGTCTGCCCGATACTGCGGCAACGACTTGGCGTCAGTCTCGGCTCGCATATAGTCGGCACTGGCTGACTTGGTTCTAGCCGCAGCTTCCTCGGCAAGGATGTCGTACTTGCGATTCAGCTTCGCTTCAAAGCTGGGATCGTAATAGGGCATGGCAGTCGTCCCTACACGCTTGAGTTCATGTTGGTGTTGGTGTTGGTGGACGTCGAAGTAATATTACTAGTCACATTGCTGTTCGAATTCGAGTTGACGTTGCTGTTCGAATTCGTGTTCGAGTTGACGTTGCTGTTCGCGTTTGTGTTCGAGTTGATGTTGCTGTTCGTGTTCGAGTTGACGTTGCTGTTCGAATTAGTATTGGAGTTGATGTTACTATTTGCGTTCGTGTTCGAGTTGATGTTGCTGTTCGAGTTGGTGTTCGAGTTGCTGTTAACGTTGCTGTTCGAGTTCGTGTTGCTATTTACGTTGCTGTTGGAATTGGAATTGGAGTTGCTCTCGACGTTGCTGTTGCTCGTGCTTACGTTATCGTTGAAGTTTTGGTTCGAGCTTGTGGTGTGGCTGTTGCCGGTGTTGGTGTTGTAGTTGGTATTGTAGCCGGTGTTGGTGTTGATGTTGTTGCCATCGGTCGTCTGCATGTTCGACGACCACTGCGAGCTGTTGTGCCAGCTGATCGCCCCGAGTGCGGCAGCACCAAGCTGCGCGCAAACCTGCGCGCCCACCTTGGAAGCATCGAGTGAGAGCCCACGCGCCGCGATGTAGAGATCGCCGTTGGCCTTGGCAGTAGACACGCCAAGCTGCGTGATCTGCACCTGCTCGTTTATGATCGCTTCCCATTGCTTGGTCAGCACCTCATTGTAACTCTGCATCGCCGCGACCTGGGCCTTGAACACCTCCGCTTCGGCAGTGTTGAACGCAGCCGCAGCCTGGGCCTGACCAACCATGCCTTTGATGGCGGAGTCGTAGCCGGAGAGCTGCGCCTGGAAAGCTTCCACCTGGCCATGAAATACCTGCACCCGGGCGTTGATCTGCGCCACACCAGCGTTGACCTCGGCAGTGTACGCATCGACCGAAGTTTTATACGCTTGCTCGATCGTTGCCTGCGCTTCCACGCTGGCCTTGTAGCCTTCGACCTCGGCCGTGTAGGCGTTGATCCGACCGACGAACGCCTTGATCTCCTCGCCGTAAATCTCGACCTTGATCTTCTCGACCTGTGCCTGGGTCTGAATGATCTCGACCTGCGTCTTGTAAATCTGCAAGACCGCCATCTGAGCCTGGACTTCGACCTCGTACTGGTGCACCAGCGCGGTGTTGATCTCAGCCTTGGTCTTCTCGTATTCGATCTGCGCCTGGGTGATCTGGACCTGTGCCATGATCGCCTTGATCTGGGTGTCGTAGACCAGCGCCTGAGTCTTGTATCCCTCCAGCGAGGCTTTGTAGCTCTCGACCTTCGCATTGTAGAGCGCGATGCCGGCCTCGGTCGCGTACTTGGCAGCATCGAACGCGCGCTGTGCGCTCTGGTTGGCGTACTGGATCAGCTGGCCTTCCAGGGTGGTTGCGTTCTCGCGGGCCTTGACGATGTTGGCGAGCTGCAGCTCGGCCTGCTTCGTCATGATGTCGCGGGACAAGCCGGCGATCGTATAATTTGTCTCAGTCTGTATCTTGATCCTGGCGTCGACGAACGCGCCGGGCGGGAAGGCGTAGCCCAGCACTTCCATCCTGTTCAGCTCGTTGAGCGCCGCGGCCTGCTGCTTGTACTCGCGCTCGCGGCCGGCGTCCCACAGCGCCTGCTGGGCTTGCTTGTTGAGATGCGTGTACTCCCCGGCGGTGATCGCGAGGTCGAGGTCTTCTTCGAGGTCCTCCAGAAGCTGCGAAGTATAGGGCGCGCCAGGGATGTAGTTGAACGGCCCCGGCTCCACGGCGGTGAGCTTCGGCACGTCCGCGTTGAAGGTCGGTATCACGATCTGCGGAAAGTTCACCGTGTCGAGCGTCATCAATGCCGGCGGGGTTGGCATCGTCACCGAGACGGTTGGGTAGGTGAAATCTAGATTGGTGACCGGCGCGTCGGGCACGGTGCCCGCGAACGGCACGGGGGCAGCGCCGAAACTGAGCGTCGGCGCTTGGCCCGTAAATGGCGGGATGGTGATGCCCGACAAATCCACCTGCCCGCTGAACGGCGGGGGTGCGGTCGGGACGGTCCAGGTCACCTCCTGCAGGGGCGGCGGAACCGCGAGCCCGGGGAACGGGGGTGTGGTGACGGTCGGGAAGTTCACATTGATCGAGGGAGGCACGAGCTGACCGGCCTGCGCCGAAAGCGACTGGATGTACGCCTCGGCGAGGCCCACCAGCTGCGCAGACGTGGAGAACATGTACGACGGGTCGCCCCATACGATGGGTGCTACGTACGGCATGGGCTAGCCTCCAGGCTGTACCTTAGGCGATTCATCCTTCGGGGGAACCAGCCCCTTGATTTTCCCCGTCTTGGTAACGTGGCTGTCGTTTGTACCAATATTTCGACCCATCTGCCAGTTGAACTGGCACTTCGTAAAGTCGATGTCCGCCGTGCCCAGTCCCTTGATCGCGGTAGGCCAGGCGCTGGGGTCGAACAACGGAGGGGCGTAGACGGGGTCGTCAGCACCGGGCTCCCAGGTTGCAGGATCACCAATGGCGTATTTGAAAAACGGTATGTAGAGCGGCTGCGTGTTGGTTGGGTGCTGGAATCCGTCCTTGAGCACATTGGTGATGAAGTGACGACGGTTCCCTTCTACGCCGGTGTCGAGAGTTTTGCCTGTCCACATCAAGAACTCGGCCATCTGGACACCATAGATGTTGTTGACGTACTTGGTAGTCGCTGGAAGCCCGACAGGCCCTGCCGGCACGGATGAATCCTCTAGCGTATATTTAGGTATGGGTTCGTCTTCGCCCGCCTCTTCCCCCGCTACCTCGTATGCACCATCGGAGACAACATCGTTGTCTCCTTTTCCCTCGGCCCAATCGTCCGACAGTTTGTCCTTGATGTAGTTTTTGTCGTCCAAGGCAATGAAGAGTTGCGACGCACTGTCGATATAGTCGCCAATCGGCCCATCAGCACTTTCACCGCTCGCGACACCATGTGATGCGAGTGGTTTAAGATCGACGGAAATCAGCACGTGATGCCAGGCATCTGCCGCAACGTCGATCACATCACTACGGATCGCACTGGTTCCGTCTAAGATACCCGGTGTGTTCGTATGATTTTCCTTTGGCGGGTAGCCTGGGTCTGTGTACCCGGATGGAGGTGGCGATGGTGTTGTGTTGTCTTCTCCATCGCCGTTATCTGCGTCGTTGGAGCATTCAATGATCAAACAAAAACAACACAAGACATCGCAGCCAAAAGACTTAGTTCCACCGAAACATTGTCCGACGATACCTCCGGTACCACCTTGTCCCGGTGTGATGCTTGATACTTCCGTAAAGTAATTTTCCGTCTTAGGTACTTTGGCGGATTCAAAATTGACAACCAGCTTGCCATCTCTATCCACTCCAATGAACGAGGGGTCTGTTGTTGGTTGTTCTCCATCAGGAACTGTAGTGTACGTAGTGCCGTTGTATTGAGCCTCACCCCCGGAAGTGTGACTGGTGCACTCGTAGGTGAACGTAATCAAAGATGTCAGACAACAAGACCCGGCTATGCCGTCGGTACTGGTGCACTCTGCACTGATATCTGTGAGACCACCGTGGTAGAAGGTTCCGCTGCCACTTGTCCCTGTGTAGACATGTTCGTTTTTTGTCGTCTTGTATTTGTTGTCTCCTTTGCCCTCCTGCCCGAAGACCACGAGCGGCACGATCCCGTTGAGCGGCGGTGCAGGATCAGCGTCGCTATAATTCTCTTTCGCTTTGTCGATTGCTTTCTGCGGCACCTTGAACCACAACGAGATCACCGCCTGCTTGAACTCATCCAGGTTCTCTACACTCAGGTAGCTCATGACGCCTCCCCATCTTGAGGCGGCTTAGGCGGTTCAACTATTTTTTGTTTGAACACGATCGCCTGTAATTTCGAGATATCTCCGATAGCGCTCCCAAATACTTCCTTCAGAAGACGCCCAGCCTCAGCACGATCGCCACGATTGAGTGCGTCTCTAGCTTCCTTCAGCAACTTGCCGCGTTCTTCGCAGTTAGTACAAGCCATGATCCAATTCCTCTAAGCGTCACCAGCTCCATCGCCAAACTCGACCGCCAAGAAGCACGGAATGTCTAGTTCCAGGAACTCTGGCGCTTTCTTCTCTTCCTTCTTCTCCTCTTCCGGCAACTCCTCTTTTGGCGGCTTCTCCTCTTCCGGCGGCTTTTCCTCTTCCGGCGGCCTCTCCTCTGGCGGCGGTTGATCCTCCGGCACCAGTGGCGGGCCTTCGGGTTCTGGCACCCTCGTCTCTATGTCTGGTGGCCGTGATACTTCTGGCGGCTCTTCCGGTGTTGGCGGCTTTGGTGTCTCTGGTGCTTCCTCAACTGCTGGTATCTCTGGCGCCGCTTCAGCTTGCGGAGCGAGATGGTAGTGCATCTTCTCCATCCCCTGCACATAACTGTAGTAGACAGTCATGTCTCTCAGGGGGAGTATGGAGCTGTGGATATCGAGCCCTCCAACCTCGATCTGTTGCCGCTGAATCGAAACGAATCTGTTGATGACCGGTTGGTTCTGTCTGATTATTTCAGTGGCCAGCTTATTGGCATCTTGCGGCGGCGGCACATTGCTGGCGTCGACACTCGTGGTGATCGGCATCGGCACCTGACCGACGCCCTGATCAACCGGCACCCATGATGGCGGTCGCTCAACATCCGGCATAGCAGATCAGTGTGTACCGAGCAGGCGTCCAACCCCTCCGAAAATCTCAGCCGCAATCCAGAACGCGACCGCCGCCCAGCCAAGATGCCAGCGCGGCGTAGGCTGCGGGCTCCACACCGATGCCAGCACGGCACACACGAAAGCGAACACCAAAAGCACTAGGCCAACATTACCCATCACACTCTCCTTCCTCTCGTCATCGGGATGAACTCGATTGAGTCAAGGTCGAAATCCTGGCCCTCGGTTATAAGCTCCCAGGCCATGTAAGTCGTGCTAATGCCTTTTCCCACCTTGACTTTCGTCGTCATCAGGTTCGGCTGCGCTTTGAGTTCGTAGACGTATTCCCGGCCATCGCCAGCGACCAATTTAAGATAGAACCGGCCGCCGCCGCGGATCGCGACATACACGCCCTTGATGCCGAACATCTTCTTCTCGTTGAGCTGGAGGTACCCGCCCATCAAATCGGAGATGATCAGCGCGCCATCGTCGGTGTCGCCGTCCAACTCATAGAGCCCATCGGGGCCAGCTGCGACGTACCGGTTGCCCAGTAACGCAAACGAATTAAAATCATAGTTGAGATACTCGGTGACCGCGGCGGTCCTGGTGTTCACCGCCCAGGCCGTCGTTGTTCCAGAGGGGCTGATGTAGAGCGCGTCGATCACCACCCCGTCGAGCAGCGGGTCGCCCCTGTAGAGCATGTGCACCAGCTGCTCCGGGCTCACCTGGATGTTTCCGACCAGCTTCAGAACCAGCTTGCTGTTGAGCGCCGGGTGAACGGTAAGCAGCTGAGACAGGGCACCGCCCGCGATGAACTGCCGACCCAAGGTGTCGTGTACAGTGAACAGCTCCGCCAATATCTCGTTAACAAGATGTTCGAGCGTGTCTCCAAGCCTCACCCGGCTGTCGAGCATCAAGTGGTAGTGGGACGCTGGCGATGCCGCGGCTGACACCAGAAGCTTCTGCAGCAGCTTCACGCTCATCCCGCCGGTCAACAGCTGAGACAGGTTGATCTGTTGACTTAAAGTGACAGGGTGTTTGAGCTTGAAACCTTCAGTTTCGATCAGCTTGACCAGCTGCGCCAAGGATGCCTTGTAGGTCATGTGGGCGGCATAAGGATCGGAGATTTTAAGCACCTCCGTCAGCGCCCGACCCCAGATGAACTTTGGAATTGTAGTCTGACCTACAGTCAGATTCTGCACCATGTTATAAACGGCACGAAACTTCGGGATCAGCGTTGCCCCGACATTCATCGGGAAAGTAACGGCGAAATGAAACTGTGAATGCGGCTCCAGGCTGGGGGTCACCATGATGGCGACTTCACGCATCAACTTTACGAACCTCATCTTGTAGCTGATAGCCTGAGGCAAGCTGATCGCAAAGCTGGAAGACAAGTGGTAGCGAACCTTTGGCTTCATGACGGCAAGGCTAGCAACACCTTGCGGCAAAGTGACGTTGTACGTCATCTTGGGCGATGTGGTTTGACCGCCGATGACACCATCCTGCAGGTACGTATTGAAGTAGTGCGGCGCGGTCGCATCCAGCGAACCGGCACCATCCATCTGGCCAACGGTAGCGCCCTCGACACTGATCGCGATTACCGAAGCGACGCCGTCCATCTGGCCACCGCGCCGGCCCAGCGAGGCACTGGCGCCCAGCACATCAGCCAAGCCATCCAGATGACCAGCGCCGCTAGCCAGCTCGGCGCCATCGGCCATCATGTCGGCGTGACCGTCCATGCTGGCTGCGCCCATGCGGAGAATGGCGCTAGCGGCCAGCATGTCAGACTGACCATCCATCTGAGCCACGGTCGAAGCTACAGTACGACCAACAGCAGAGACAGCAGCAGCGCCGTCCATCGCAGCCGCGCCTAGCCGCTTGATGAAGCCGGGATCGTAGACACCGATATTGGAGACGACAGAAATGATGATCGCGCTGGGATCGGCGACAACGACTGACCCCAGACCCGCCCGCGATGCTGAGAGGACGGTCGTCGACATGACCGTCAACCAATCGTTAGTTGCGGATTAACCCAAGCAGTTGTTGTCTTGCCTAAACGAACCAGCCCGCGCACGCGGCCGGGACGCTGCGGAGTGAAGCTTGCTTGCAAGAGCTGCTTGACCGGCGTGATTATCGGCGATGAAAAACCTGCGGGAGCTGCGTTGGCAAAACTGGTGGCGCCGAAGTTGACAGTCGCGCCGTCGATGCCAAACCCTGGTGCGTACATTGGATAGGGCGCGCCAGTCAACGAACTGAAACTGAACCCTCCTACACCAGTAGCAGGATTGGCTGCGCCACTTCCATTCCAAGTATTCGCGCCGATTCGAATCCAGATCAGTTGATTAGGGACATCAACAGCTATGCCAAAGGCAGTGCCTACAGCGATAGTCCCTGTGAGGGTCGCTCGAAACGTGTTGTTGGTATATAGGTTGGGGCCGGCAGTGCTGACGTTCGCATACTGTGCTGTTTGTGCTGCTGCCAGTGCCGCCGAAGCTGAGGCTATGCCGTACGTATTGGTCCCGGACCCAAGCGCGGTAGGCGTGATCTCGAAGTAGTATTTACCAGACCCGAGCGCGGTGTTCGCGCGAACGCCGTTGTTGCCGCCGGCTTGTGTTGCCGTCAGGTTGCCGTTGCTGAGCGTGAGCCCTCCTGATGCGTCACCAGGATTCCATGTTGTGGGAATCGTTCCCGTCCATGGGTTGCTCGAACTCGGCAGCGCCGCCACAGGTGTCAGCAGGCTCGGCAGACTGTCGGCAAAACTGGCGATCGGATTTGATGCATCGGTCGGCAACAGGGAGAAACCAGATGGCACCACACCAGCCACTGATACTGGGGTAAGAATCCCGGTCTCCCCGTTAAGCATCGCCGTCACAGCTGGGAACAACGTTCCTACCACAGCGGCGAAACTAACGCCGCCGACGCCAGTCGCCGGATTCGCGGTACCGCTGCCATTCCAGTTCCCTGCTGTCCCGCTTCTGAACCAAGCCAGCTTTGCTCCCAGGTCGATAGCAACACAGATAGGGTTGCCTAACCCACCCATGTTTTGGACACTCGATCCGTTGACTTGTATCCAACCAGAACTCGGCGCAACCGCAATAGCGTTAGAATTGAGCGGAGTTGCTGCTAATGCAAAACCGACCCAACCCGACGTACTAACTGTGAACTCGCAATAAAACTTACCGGACGAAACTCCTTGTGTTGCCCGCACGCCTGTGTTGCTCGATGACGAGGTGGCTAGAAGGTTGCCACTACTAAGCGCGATGGCAGCCGACTTGTCGCTCGGATTCCATGTTGCTGTCGCCCCGCCCATGTACTCCAGCAACAATCGGATATCGTTGTTGTTGAGCGAGGCAGCAGAAAAAACTTCCACTGTCGCCGTCTTCGATGCACCGACAGCAATGCTCTCGATGTCGAAGGAAAAATTATCTAATAGATAGCAGAGAAGATCGCTGCGCAAACTGGATGCCAACTTGAGACTGTAACCGCCTATGTCATCCTGCGCCCCGGCGCTTAAATACGTACTACGATCAGTGATAAGATCACCTGCGTAGGTGTGACGTTCGTTGAGGACGCTGGTGCCGTTGTAGCAATTGACCAGCTCGACCTCATCAAGCACGGCGTAACCTGTAGCTGGCGTGGCCAGCAACGTCACTCCTGGCGCAATGCGGCAACTGTCGAGCAGCGCCTTGAATCCGTACCAGCCAAGCGTGTTGCCAGCAAACAAGGTGCTGGTGAGCGCACTCAGATCAACCCCTCTAAGTGTGATAATCGCTGCACCATTGATTGAAAACAACGAGGTGGGCAGAGTTGCCGCCACGATAGCCGCTGGCGTGTTGATCCAGGTGAGGTCGAGGAAATAGCCGCTGAAAGCAATTGCCTGAGCGGCATTGCTGAACTGAAGCGTGACGTTGTCCCAGAGCAGCTTGACCCCGCTATTATTGTAGAACTTCGATGTGGAGGCTGCGCTGGGGCCAAACACAAAAGTACAGTTTTTGAAGACGGTGGTTTTAACCGTGCCGTTGTTGAAGTAGAAATTGTTGGCGTTGTTTAGCGTGAACGTGAAGCCTTGCCAGAGCATGGCGCACATGGTGTCGAAAGATATCCCATTGCCGCCAGCTCCCGACGTGATTACTGCTCCGCTCTGAACATCAGCCGCGACCGGCGGCACCGACCCGGCCCGATTAACCGAAGTAATCGACACCGAGCCCCAACTTATAGACCCGTTGTTGGCAACCAGGGCCCCCATGTTTCCAGTGCCGATCTCGTTGTGATCGCTGGCAACGAACACCCGATCCCCAATCAACGGGCGCCCTTGGGCTTGATTTGACATCAGCGCGTAGACTGATCCAGCAGCTGCACTCCAACCGTAGGTCGATTGTCCGGAAACGTTGGTAAAGGTAGCCGTACCTTGAGCAACCGTTCCATTGTTAAGAGCAGCAGTACCCCAGCCATTCTCGGTCGCAGCCGACGTACCAGCTGTGGTGCAGCGAAAGACGTAGAGCGCCCAAACAGCCGAAGGCGTAATAGGTCGCACCAACTGCCCGATCGTGTACGCAGTGTTGACTGCGAACACCGGTATTGCCGCGTAGTTCGCCGATGAGACGTACCAGTCAGCCATCTACGTTTAACTCTCAGTAATAGTCGTCCCGGTCGTGAGCTGTGGCGACACCCCGGATGACACAGCTAGGCTTGGTGTGATCGGCCCGCGATACAAAATCTTGCCGGCTCCAGTTAGGTTTGTGCCAACTGCGGTCCAAATCTCCGTCTCAGTGCCGCCAGTCGCGGTCGGGAAAATTACCGACGCTGCCAATGTGCATGCGTTGCCAGACACCGTGAAGCCCGCCGTCGTGCGCGGCACGGCCATTCGGGTATAGCCTGTATAGGCCGCTTCGCTAACGGTTTGGCTGCCACCTACGCCAGGATCGGCGGTGTGAAGCGACATGTAGAGATTCGTCAGTGGGGCCGAGGCTGCGTTGTCGGCGATGTTGGCGATCGCGACGCCGTTAAAGATTAGCTTGAGAAGATCGTTGTCGAACGTACTGCCCTTACCGCCAGCCATGGTGGCCTCCTATTATGCGGACGCCGCGGTGAAGGTGTACGTCAGCTGCAGGATGTCCGAACTGACCACCGCCTTAGGAGAGCCAAACTGTGCACCAGAGAACAGTACGCCGCTGGTGCCGTTGATCGCTGAGGACGAGATCAGGAACGCGCCATAGACGTTTATCGTTGCGTTGAATGTAAACGATGCCTGGTTTGCCGCATTGGTGATCGACTGGCTCGCCGGAGGTTGCGACTGCCAGGACTGCCGGGTCCCGGCTGTGTACTGTGTCACCTCGCCGGCATTCGCCGCGATCGTGGCTGCTGTATCGCTTGCCAGAAGGGTGTAATTATTGGCGAACAAGGCGATGAACCAGTTGTTCACCACCGACTGAGAGCCAAGCGCAGCCCCCAAGAGGTAGTTAAGTCCCTGGTTGACAACGATGTTTTTACATTCAAACTCGTCGATCACCCGCTTGTCCCGGATGATTTTCCCAAGGAAGCGTCCGCCGATCATCTGCCGGACAGGTACCAGCAATCGCCGATCGGGAACCAGCAGCGGCTGCGCGCGAGGAATCGGCAACATCGGAAACCCTCCTAAGGTTAGACCATGAGCATGTGGCAGAGCGGTACCTTCTACATCGGCGAAACCTGGGTCATCTCCGGCTACGTCCGGGACGCTAACGGCAATATCGAAGACCTCACCGGAGCCACCATACAATTGCGCGTCACACTGGGCAATTCGGTGATCTTCGACCTGACGACGCCGGCCGATGGTGCGATCCTCCAACCTCCCACCGCGGGCGCCTACCTGTTCGAGATCACCCCGGACCAGCAGGCAGGGTTGGCCCTAACCACTTACCGGTACGAGGCCCGGGCCATCCTTGCCGATGGCTCCATCAGCGTCCAGAACATCGGTGAAATCACCGTCATCCCCTCCAAGTTTGTGAACTTCCCAGTTCCGCCTAGCATTGTCCTGGTAGCCTAAGCGACAGCTTCACCGGCAGCCAGAATCTCGTCGATCTCCAGGAACAGCGCCTCGGCCTCGGCTTTGATCTCGACATCCATGCGGCCGATCGGACCCCAGTGCTTGCGCAGATTGCGGATGCCGACAGCCGCGCTCTCGACCGCGAAGGCCGGGCAGACCTTGGTCAGCTCCTGGAACTGCGCACCCGCGCCGCTGCCGTAGTTGTCCCAATCGTCCTCGCCGCAGCTCACGTCCTGCTCAAATGCCGCCAGCTGGCACTGCGGCTCAGGCTGCTCCAGCGCATGAAGATACTCGTCAAACAACGTCTCAGCGTCGATCGCGCAGACGCGGTAATTCCAGCTGGTCTGGAACAGCCCGGCCTCGCAGGTGTCACTTTCATAGTTCGTGGCGCTTTGATCCCGCCCACAGCAATGCTCGCCGGAGCTTTCCCGCATCCCGAGCCCGAGCAGGAACACGAACACATGGCGCAGCGTATTGCGACTGGTGACGTTGTTGCTCATGCCGAGCTTCTGGAACTGACTACGGTAGAGCGCCAGCGCATCGTGATCGCTGTCGCCGGTCTCGGCCTTGGCGATCTCGTGCGCCGTCATATCGCCGCGCTGGAACTTGCGAACGCACGTAGCGTAGGCCAGCGCCATGCCCTTGACGTACCCCTCGGGCGCCACACCACGATCGTCCCAGAGTAGATCGGAAACGTCGCTCCCAACTGCGGCCATCTCGATCTCGTGGATGACCGCCTGTGGTAGTGGCTTGAGCATCGGCGTCGGATAGGGCGGCAGATCGTAAACCTCTTCGAGCTTGGCCCACGTTTCAGAACCGATCATACCGTCGTTGTCGAGATTGTGGTCGTCCTGGAACTTCCTCACCGCCTTCTCGGTCTCGGGGCCGAACGAGCCATCCACCTCGCACAGCAGGCACTCCTGTACGAGGCGCACCAGCGAGCCGTAGTCGCCATCACCAATCGTAGGTCGGTCCATCGTTTATGGTCTCCCGTTCGGAAACCCCGAGCCACGGATGATCGTGACGTCGAGGTGATCGCCGATCGCCGCCGACTGCGTCGGCGAGCCTCCATTCTGCAGTGCAGCAATGTACTGGTTCAGCCCATCCTGCCGGCGGTACATCGCTGCAGCACTGACCGCATCCGGGAAAACGTACTTGGTCTCCGTCATGTTGGCCGTCTTGCCGCCGTCTAACCCGATACAGACGCCCTTGGTCGTCATGAACATGATCGCCGACTCGACCGGCGTCGTTGCTATAAGCGGCACCTGAGGCGGATTTCCAAGCTCACCAGGGATGTACACCATGGAGCCAGGGATCACCTCCGAGTCCATGGCCCACACACGCTTCATCTCGGCGAAGGTCGGCCCGGTCAGGAACCACAACCCCTCTTTCGTCCCGACGTAGATGCCGTCAGTCACCGTCCCAAGCATGGTGATGTCGGCCTCGAACAGCTTGTACCCGGACGTCGCGTCGACGTAGTTGTAGAGAAAAAGCTCAGTCGCCCACAACGTACGGCCTTGGCCAAGATAGAGTCTACCATTGTAGTAGGTGATGCAGGTCGCGTGCGGTGGCTGCTTCAGAAGCCGCCCGGCGATCGGTGGTAGCGTCTCTGTCGGGTTGACCACCGGTGAGAGCCAGAGGTCATCCGGATCGCCCCATGGGCCCCAGCTGCGCCCAGGGATGCTCACCAGGCCACGGTCGATTTCACCCACGTAATAGACCAGATCGCCCACCTGGGCATACGCCAGCGGCAGCATGCCGGCGGCCGGGTCCGTGCCGATGAACGCCAGCGGCTGGTGAGAGTAATCCGGGTTGATGACACTCAGCTCACTGTCGACCACCCCCAGGACAGTCCCTTGAAACGCCGTAAACAACGAGTGCACATTGCCACGGAGCTTCAACGTGTAGCCGCGCCGCCGGGATGGCTGCCCGGTATCATCCAAGACGACATTCCTGGCTCGGACTAAATCTTTGGGGTCCAGCCGTTCTGGTTGCAGCGTGTTCTTGAGTCCGGTCCAGCTGTTCAGGACCTTGCCAACCTCGGCAATCTGGGCACCGGCTTGTGGGTCAGGTTTTGCCATCACTGCACCGGTATGTTGCCGTACTGAAGCATCCCGCGACCAGCGATATCCCGCGGCTGTACTCCAATCGGTAGACCTGTCGATCGCGCCTGCGCGAGCTGCTGCTGGTGCAATTGAAGCGATCGTATGAAGCTAGCCTGCGGCGGCAGCATGCCAGGATGCTCTACCTGCCACCGTTGCGCTTCAGCCATCCAGGTGTCGAACGACCCTTGGTCACCTTGCGCCACCGCCTGCCTTAGATGCTGGCTGATGTTCGCCGAACTCGCCTGGCGCATGGCGCGCAGTCCAGATTCTTCCCGAGCCACCTCCTGGTACTCAGCCTGCTTCTGCGGCTTGAGACCCATCGCGGTCAGCGCGTAGTCGAGAGCACTCGGGCTCATCGGCAGCTTCTGCCCTTGATTGTCGACAAACCCATCACGACCAAGCCTGTAAGCTTTCATCGGTCCGCTAATCAGTCCAGGCATCATCCGGCCCAAGCCTTCGAGGTAGTCACCATTCAAGATATCCCCTGCCGCTTTGACCATCTGAAACCCTTGGTCAATTGCCGGACCAACCATAGACTTAGCCCAGTCCTTCTCCACATCTTCCCACTTACGCTTCTCGGTGAAGATTTTCAGACTTGCTGTACCGGGTATGATCTCTCCTTCACCCCAATTCGCAAAGTCCACCCCTGCTGCACGCGGCAACCCACGAGCGATGATCTCGCCCATGTCCTTGCCAAACAGGTTCGACAGGAAACCGCGATACGACGCCGTTATGTCGTGATCATCGCGGCCCGTAACCGAGTTCATGAACTTGTCGTAGACTGAAGCCATTACCGACACTGCCGGCAGCCCCAACGTGCCAGCCAACATCGTCGTTGCTGCCACATGACCACCCAGCCACGTAAGAGCATCTTTTCGCGCCTGCGGGTCGCCTTTGAATACGTCGTACACCTCATGGTAAAGCTTGTTGGCCAGATTGATATTCCACGTCTGGAATTGCATGGTCATCGGCGTGTAAGAACCAAGGAAACCACTTCTACCCATCTGCCGTGCGCCAAGAGCCGCACTGTAGTAGCCCTGGCTGTCGCCAATCGCGCGGTCGATAAATTGTTCTCTCGACAGTGTGGGGTGGCCTTTTGCCGTGTAAAGCTCATCGGCAGCAAGGCCCATGATCACTCTAGGAGCAAGATCGGCATACGTGCCCAGCGTGTTCGCCGCTTTCAGCGCCGTACCAGTCAATGCTGGATGCTCGCTTACTGACGCAGTGTACGATCCCAACGACCCCCGTAGCTCCATCCCCATGATCGTATCGATTTGCGCTGGTGTGAGTGTACTTTTCTCTAGACCCTCGCGTGTGATCCCAGCCGTCAACCCGTCCGGACTTCGAACTGTTGCAGCAAGAGCCTTCATAGTCGGCGCCACTGCCCGCGTCATTGCCGCAAGCGCTGGACCGTAACCAGCAAGACCGGAGCCCTGCAGCTTGGCAAGCTCCGGAGCGCCAGTCATCGCCAGTTGGCTCAACTGCATCGGAACATACGCCGGGCTCATGCCGATATGCAGGAAATTGGTAAACTGACGAAGTCCACTTTTCCAATCTTGAGGTACGTAAGTCTGCCTGAGCCGCTGCCCACGCATCAACTCGCCTACCGTATCCGCGAGACCCAGCTTTGTGTTCAGATCAACATCAGGATTGCTGTTGGCATTCTCGACATCTTTCAGCATGCCGGCTTCCGCTGCGCTGACCTCATGCGCCAGCGATCGACGAGCAAGACTGAACGCTGAGACGTCTGCTGCGTATCCCTGACTTTTCAGCATGTCCTTGCTGAAACCCTGCACATTCTGCCGATGCGCCATCAACCTGTTCATTGATGTCTCAGGCGTCATGCTCAAAAGCGTACGCTGTAAATCCTGCACCGCCGCATAATGCGCCTTGTCCAACTCAGGTTGCAGACTCGCATCTGCTCCTGCAGGAGCTACCGGGCGGTTTGCTCGCAACCGCTCGATGACATCCTGCGTCGCTTGCGAGGCAACTCTGTTAAAAATATGCGGGTCAAATATCTTGCCGCTCGCTAACCCCTCTGCCGACAGCAGCCCAGCTTTCTGCGCCTCCTGCATTACTTTCTCTAACGCACCCAACTGGGCAGGAGTCTCCACCCGCGTATAGAACGTACCATGCTGGTTGCCCTGCATGATCGCTACATCGTTGATGCCGTTCTTTTGCAAATGATCGTAAAACTTGGAAAGCACATCCTGATCGACTACTGGTTTGCCGGGCTTCCCGGTTTCCTCGTCTATCGCGCCCGGCTGCGTAACCAGCTTACCGGTAGCGAAGAAATCCCCCTTGCGCCCGAGATGGAAATACGGCTCCTTGAGCATTCTCTTTTGTTCGGCTTCTGCCAACTTGATCGCTTCACCAAGCCGACCAATCTGGGATTCCAACTTGGCTTGCTGATCTACAAGCTCCTTTGGGTAATCTTTTTTGAACTCTATCTCAGAAAGCTGTGTATCTATCGCAGCCTTCTGAGTAGTCAGTTGTTTGTTGAATTCCTTGTTAGCTGCGATCCTATCGTTCAATTCCTTCTGCCAGAATTTTTCGCCCTCTTTCGGCTGGTTGGTCAGATCACTACGACCATCGAACTTCCTGAACGCATCATCCGTTGCTAACCCAACAGCGCGCTCTGATGCCTGCAGATTATGCACGGCGGTCATCTGTCCCAGCATCGACATGGTCGAGCGCCACGTATTGTACGCCTCTTGAACACCAGGAATTTTGCCAGCCTGGTTCCACAAATCTTTGACAGCCTGGAATTGCCGCACCCGTGTCGGGTCATCTTTGATGTCGTCAATGTAATCAGCAATTCCACGATCTGGGTGGAACCCGTAGGATGTCGACGCCGCCATGGTCTGCTTCAAAAGCTCTTTCCCCTCCGCAGGAAGTGCCCTGGATTGCTGGTCGGCAACTATAGCCGCTTTCCCAATCTGCTTTTTTCGAGGGTCCTCTGCATGCAGCGAATCAACGTACTCCTGTATATTTTCAGAAAGCTTATTGTACTCCGGGTTTCTGGCGAGCCACTCACCAGGACTCCAACCTTTCGCCGTACGCAGCCATGACCTGACGTTAAGTGAGCCGTTAAAAAGCTTCTCACTTAGCGACCTGTCAGCTGCATCAGCAGCAGCTGCTGCAGTGCCTGTTCCTTTGTTCGCCACACGGGCGTAGCTGTCAGGTCCTAGCCACTCATTTGGATACTCTCTCTGCTCCTTCATCAGATCGTCACCATACGACATGATGCGATCGAAAGCGTTGTACAGCCTAGGGTCCAAGCCGATAAAACCTCGCACCGTATCGACGATCCGATCCCAGAGGCTGGTACCCTTCACCATCTGGGACTTCAGGAAATCACGATAAGTCGGATTAGCCATCGCCTCCGACAGCATTTCATGCGCGTCGGTTATGCCGGCATGATCCCCTTTGTCTTTGAGTTGATCGTAGATGCCTCGCATGACTTTTGCTGCGGGACTGTCACCTTCCAAGGCCCGATGCATTACCGCGTGCACCATCTCGTGGACGGAGGTCACCGCAGCGTTCGCCGCATTGTAGAGCGCTGAGGTCTTCTGCTTGGTGAAGTACTCGCCTTCTTTATCGGTGACCCCATCCCGGAAAACTGTCTTCGCATCCTCAGGCAAGAATGGCTTGAGCTTCGCTACAATCTCGGCAGTCTCCGGATCGGGAGTGTGTTCGATAATATGATCGGCAACATCGGTAAGCGGGACACCACGCTGGTGCAGGTCCGTCACATCGGCATCGAGCTGCGTCACCGGCAGACCATCACGTGAGGCGATCACTCGCGCGCGTGAGTCACTCTGAGCCCGCACCTCCTGCAGCACCTTCTCTTGGGCACCCAGGTACTCGCTGATCTTAGCCTGCATCGGCTTGCTGATTTGTGTCAGACCTCCAAGATTATCCGCCTCGATATCGGCCTCAGGGTTGGCCGCCAAAGCTTCACGTAGCGCTTCCGGGCTGTCCGCTTTCCGGATATTAGCCAGCCATTGCTCGTGTTGATCAAGTGCAGCAACTGCGTCCTCACGGCCTCCCAACGCTTTGCGCAAGCTACTCAATGCCCGTTGTGCAACCGACAGTCTAGCATCGAGATCACCTGTTGGTGCAGGCTTCGCCTCAGCAGTAGGTGTCGGTGCCAAGTCTGGAGATGCCTCAGCCTCAGCAGGTCGTTGTGCAGCTGCCTCAACCTGGTTGCGCAGCCGCGTCAACCGGACATTGAGCGACAAAGCCAACCCAGGATTTTTCTCAACATTCGGCAGTAACTTCTCTAGCGTTTCAGCCTCATCAGCAGACTTGGTCTTGATCTCTGAATCAGGAAGCGCATCGATATGAGCCGCGATCCCATTAAGCGCAGCTACACGATCTTCTGCGCTACTGATCGGAGTAGCAGTAGCTGGGGGCGGCGGAGGTTTAGTCCTGGTCTCATCCAGCATCTGTCTTAAATTGTCTAAAGCCTCCGTAGCCTTGGCAGACTGTTGCTCTCGTTGCGCCGCCCGCTCCGGTGTTTCCCATGTCGGAGGAACCAAGGGTTCAGTCACTGGTGTGGCCGGAGCCTCTGGCGCTACACCGGGCGGCGTTTCAGGTGGCCGCTCCAAAACTGCCTTCTCTACTTCATCCCAGATATCAAGCCTGTCAGCCCATTTCGCCTGCAGCTTTGTCGGGTCTTTACCTTCTTTTGCCCGGCTAGCAATCTCGTCGATCAACGGCTGACGCATCGTTGCCTTGGCTTCAGGTGTTGCTGCGTCATACAGTTCTTTACCTGCTTTGATCGCACCCTTGGTGAAATCCAATACAGGAGGAGGTGCCGCAGGAGCTGCAGGTTCAGCTGCCGCAGGCTCAGCTGCCGCAGCTGCCGCAGCTGCCGCAGGCTCAGCTGCCGCAGCAGGTTCGGCCTTCGCGGTCTCTTCCATTCGCCGCGAGAATTCCTGCCCCAACAACTCATTAGCTCGTAACGCTCTGGGGTCTTCCGGGTTAGTAGCCAACCACTGTTGCACATAGTGAAGCCGACCCATCAGATCGGTGGCACCCATATCCTGCAGCGATGCCCCTTCTTGGATAATCCCTGGTGGCGACCCTGATTTAGGCGAAGGTGGGGGTAGCTGTTTTGGTTGCTGTCCCAACGCCTCTGTTGCCGCAGCAGCTGCTTCAGCTTCTTCAGCCGCACGCCGCTGTTGCTCCTGCACAAGCTGCCGAAGTTCTTCGGCTTCTGCCTGTGTCCGCGGTGGCTTCAGAACATCTATACGTCCAGCTATCTCACCAGCCGGTATTTCATTTACCGGCCCTCGCATTTCGAGCGGGACAACACCGGGCTGGTACTCTATCTGCCTAGGCAGTTCAGGTATCGCAGGTGCCGGTTCCATCTCCGCCGATCGTCGCGTGAACTCCTGCCCCAATAACCGGGAAGCATCCAACGCATCAGCGTCTTGCGGATCAATCTTTAGAGACTCTTGCACCTTGCTAAATCGCTGCCACAACTCTGTCGGCGATAGTTCCTGCAGCGGCGGACCCCCAGCAACCGGCTCTCCTGGTACCGGTCGCTCTGACAATGGCGTCGACACTGTACGCGGCGCCGGTAACTGCCGCTCAGGAGGAATGAGCGCCTGGTCAGTACTCTTAGTTAGGTCCTCATCAGTTACGTGCGCCGCTGGCTTTCCAGTAAGCGCACGCATACCGCCAAACGCACCACCAATGATTCCACCAAGCGCCGCACCGCTCAAAGCCGAGTGCACAACAGCACCTGCCCGATCCGCAAATCCGCGATTCGGATCACCCATGAACTGGGTCAGTGCTTCAGTTCCACCACCAGCAATGCCTTGCGCTGCTGCAGAATGCGCAACTCCCGATAAAATCCCCTCCTTAAAGAACGATGGCAACTTCCCGGGCAACACTCCCTGCAAAGCTGCTTCCGGTATTCCAAGCAACGCAGCCCTGCCTGGATGCTTAAGCTCGCCAGTTTCACCGATCTCCCGCTCGACGTTTGCACCAGTCACAAACGGATACGTTGCTGCTGAAGCACCTAGCAGACGAGGCAAAACCGAAGGTGCCACTCTAGCAGCTAAAGCTGCAGCCCCTGCTCCAGCTGCCCCGACTGCAGCCTCTGGAGCCAATGCTGCTCCAATCGCGCTTCCACCAAGAGCTGTGACCCCCATCGGCACCATGCGCGCAATGTTGTAGGCAATCCCGGTGGGCGACCAAGGACTAGCTTCCAAATCCGGGCGCGCATACGACTGCTCATCACGGTGGCGCTCTTCAGCAAATTCAGCAAGGGATTTGGCCATATCAGACGCGCCAGCCATCTGAGCCCCAGCTTGAAGTGCGCGTGCTCCTTCCTTGAGCGCTCCATGAAAGCCAGACATGATACCGGAGGTGAACCAGTCACCGGTGCCAGTCGCAGGAACCTCGGCCGGCAGCGTTCGCGTCGGCAACGCCGACGTACCTGGCTCAGACGGCGGCAGGTAGCTGTCAAACCGCGGAGTATAACTGTCAAACCACCCAGCCATCGTTCTTACCTACTGCTGGCCCGGAACCACATATCCCTTATTAGTTATTCCAGCGAACGAACCCAACGCATCCATCGTGGCCTTCATCGCTTTGTCCCGCTCTGCTTTTGCTAGGTCGTAAGGATTCTGTCCCCACAACACATACTTATTGTGTATCGCAGGTTTGCCAGCTTTCGCTGCTTCTGCGTCTTGCGCCTCCATATCTTTAACCTTCTGATTAGCCTCAGCGTACGTATCATGCATTTTGTCAAAAAATATTGACGCTGCCTTCTCTTGTGGGGACACAACATGCCCAAGTTGATTTCCAAATAACTGCATGAAAGTTTCTGTCGGGACCTTGCTAAAGGTGTTGATGAACTGCTCCCTCGTGTATTTTTGAGGCGCGACAGCCTGATGTGCTACGTCCGGGTGAACGTTAGCGTTAGTCGCTTTATCTACAGTCGCCTTATGTTCGTCTGCAGTTTCCACCTTTGGATTTGCTGCTGCTGCATTATGAACTGCTACCGCCTTCTCCATATCTGCGCGAAAATCTGGATGCTGAGCAACTGTCGCAAATTCAGCTGGGTTCTGTTCAGCTCTTGTCAACATACTAGGATTGGTCCGAAGAGTGTGTTGCACCACCGGATCACCTAACACTTTAGCCGTAGCATCACGTTGCTGAAGCGCAGGCCAGTCAGTAGCTTGATTGCCAAAAA